CATGGCTACAGACTGGAAGGGAACAATGGGATGGTGTCATGGATTCAAGCTGCACTTCACCTGCAATGACCGGGGAGAAATCATCACCTTCTGTCTTACCGGAGCCAATGTGGACGACAGGAATCCGGGAGTCTGGAACGTACTTGCCAAGGAACTGTACGGCAGGCTTTTTGCTGACAGAGGGTACATTTCTCCAAGACTTTTTGAGGATCTTTTTAAAGATGGTATACATCTCGTTACAGGAGTCAAAGTGAACATGAAAAACAGACTGATGCCCTTTTGGGATAAAATCATGTTGCGTAAGCCTTTTGTTATCGAGTGTATCAATGACATGCTCAAGAATACGGCCAAGCTGGTACATTCAAGACACAGGTCTATCAATAACTTCTTAATGAATCTCGTTGCGGCATTGGCGGCATATTGCTTTTATGACAATAAGCCAGAAGCATTGCAGGGGTATACCATTGAACATACAAAACAATTGGTTTTGTTTTAAGTTTATCCCGAATTCACGTATTGTTGGTTTCATGTTTCCAGCGGGGTGAAGGAGACGGTCAGTATCACTTTCTCGTCACCCAGGTTGAACACTTTCAAGCAGTCGTTACTAATAGTCCTTTTCAGGATGTCTCCCCGGTATCGGGAATTGCGTACCTTGAAGGTAAAATCATCAATGAACGAGCTGATGCAATGAAGCACATGACCGAATTCTTCCTTGCCGTAGAGCTGGGAGAAGTATACTTTTATGTGCATTCTCAAACTCAGGATGTAGTTCGAGGTCCTGCTTCCGGTCGGTCCGGTCAACACTATTTTATATTTTTCCATAGCCTGTCTGTTTTAATCGTCATACCAGCCCTCGATCTCATCAAAATAACCGTTCGAGTTCCATTCTTCCAGCAAGGTGATTGGGTACGTCCATTCAAGGCTGTAAAACAGATCCTGGCACACCTCTTCATTACCTTTTATGCGTGAAACAGCCGTCACTGCTCTCCGGCACACGCCATCCCTCATGGTCTTCTGCTGCGTATTCGGGTATATAGCACACTTCATCGGGGCGGTTGAGAAAAGCATCCTCGTTCTTGTAGATGTTTCCTTCCCCTCCGTATTCCAGTTCATAGAACACACCTTCCGGCGTTTCTATCCTTTTTTCCTATCTCTATCATAGCGTTATCGTTTCGTGGGTATATATAATCACCATCCGGGCGGCGAGCACCTTGTCGCGTACCGTGGGGTTGGCGATTGTCCAATCGGAATGGGAGTACATGTCCGGAATGGATGCGATGTTCACAATATCGCCCTCGCTTTCCAGATGGAGGTAATCCGGCTGATACAGGTCGCAAAGGTATTTACCGTCCGTGTCGCTGATGGCGTATATCCTGCCGTCGAGTGCGGCCGCCATTTCCTCCTCGTTACGATAGGCCAGCAGATATTTACAGCCGGTCTTCATCTCTTCCGTAATCCGCTTATGCAGCTCTTCGGGGGATAATTCACGCAGTCTTGACACGACCGCCCCAAAACTTCCCGCAGAGTCGTAACTGTCCAGGGCATCATGGCAGGCCGTTTCAAACTCCTTTTTCGAACAGTCCGCCAGATTGATGGTACGGACTTCCTGTCCGTGCCCGCCAAGCAGGTAGAAGGGAGTATCGTTCCATTGTTCTTTTTTGACAGAGAGCGCCCGGGAGCACTCCTTTGTCTGCCGGTTCACTCCGGCATACAGCTCCAGCCTTTCCCCGCATTCCATATGCAGGATATACCGGGCGAACTCCGCAAACGTCATGATTTTGATTCCTTCCCCGTTTGCGGTGAAAAAATCCTGTCTTGTCTGTTTCATAAATCCTTTTCTTTAAGAGTAGGTAATCGTTTTATATAAGGGGGTGGAATATTCACCTCATTTTGAAAAAAAAGACCGCCGCAGCCGTAGCCACGGCGATCTGTCATCATTATGGCGTGTGATGAACTGGTTATATTTTCGTTATTCGTCCCTGCGATATGGTACTCCATGCCTTACCGCAATCTTTTCCATTTCTTCCCACCAGATTTCGCTATGGCGTTCATTATCAAGGTCTATGGGTTCACATCCGTTGAGTCCCAACCGGTTTCGGGTTTCCAACTCCGTTTCCCGCACAATCCGTTCCATCTCTTCGTCCGTGATGTGGTAGGTGTCGAATGGCTTCGGCAGGGATTCCAGTTCCCGGCGGGACAGTTCGGATTCACCGTAAACGAAAACCTTGTCGTAGAAAGCGTCATCTTTCGGCGGCAGTTTGGATTCTTGCTCCGGTAGCATATCCAGATAATCTGACTCGTACAGGTAGTTCTCGTCGCGCCCTTGCGTCTGCCGGTTATTCTCAAACTCTTCCAGAACACTTTCCGTCAGGCGGAATTCCTTCTTCTTACGCCGCAGGTACTCCATCATGTTTTCGAGGGAGGAGAACGGGGCTACAAGCTCCATGGAGGAACGGCTGTGCCATGCATCGCTCCGGTACAGCAGGTAGACCTGCGGACGGTTCCGGACCGCCTCCTTGCAGTATTCGCCGAACTCATACAGGGCGTTGTCGAAACTTCCGAATGCCAGCCTGATTTTGTCCTCGACGGATACGGACTCCCGGCATTCCTCGAACCGACGTTGCACATATCCGATGAAATCCGCGTTTTCCAAAGTCTCCATGACTGTGATGTCATCAGTCGAGAGTGCGATGTCGGCTCCCGCGAAATTGTCGGCTGACAGCACGTGCTTCTCTTCATTGTATTCGTCTTCCGCCTGGCAGACGGCCATGCCGGGCGTTTCCGCCTCAATCTCCACAACCTTGCGGAGCGTCTCTTCGATAGCTATCCGGTATTTTTTCATTGTATGATGTTTATTTGTTTCAGTTCACGTTTGTAGTTTCTCAATGACGGCTTGCGCCCTTTCTCCTTTACGATCTGGCGCATCTGTGCAAAGGTGTACGCCTTCTCCATGTTCAGGCCGTAGTCCGTGGCGAATGCCGTCATGCCGACATAGCAGAAGCCGAACTTTTGGTGCAGCATGTCAGCCGTATAAGGAGTTATGTCTTCCGCCAGTGTTACGGGGACAACCATTCCCCGGATCTTGAACTTCAGCCCCTCGATAAGGGTCTCGCAGCTGTCACTGTGGTAGGTCAGGTCCCTGCGGCGGGCGCAGTAACCGATAGTTTCACCCATGAACGTGTTACGGAAAATTTCCGTACGGTTCAGAACTTTCAGCTTTTCGACCCCGTAATAACAGACTGCCTGCACGGCTTTCAGTGATTTGTCCACACGGGGTTTGATAAAGTAGGGATCGTTCTCCGCCACGATCTTTTCCAGCCACGTGCGGTGGAAGGTTCCGACAGGCACGTCGAACACCTTCTCCGGTGTGCAGTATTTTGAATCCGACCGCGTCATCATCAGATGTGCCGAGGACGGCTCGTATCGTTCTTTCAGGTAAAAGGCCAGACAGGTATTGCCGATTTTGCAGTAAGTATAGACGGCACGGCTGTTTTTCAGCGACAGCATCGTGGTTTCTCCGCCATAGAACATCTCGGGCAGTCCCGTCTGCCGGCAGAACTCCGTGAGGAAATGTCCGGGGATTACACGTGCATAACTGCTTTCCCGGTAGCACTCCTTCGCCATTTGCGGGGTGATGAACCGCTTGGCAAAATCACAGATATGGTGATGGCTGTAATCATACGCCGCCTGCGTGTTCGCGGAAGTCTGGAACTCTTTGGGCATCTGACGGAACCAGCGGAAACACGTCCCGTACTCCATACAGTAGTCAACGAACTTCCGTGTCCACACTTTCTCGGGAAATGTAGGACAGTTGCCGTTTCTTCGGACGAACGCCTTGCATACTTCCGCCGTGAGCAGGGATTGTTCTGTCTCCCCGTCGATATAGCAGTTTGTCTCCCGTTTGCTGTTATTGATGGCGATGACCAGTCTTTCCGGTGTCTTGAACCGCTTCGGCAGTTCCCCGAACATATAAGGGTGTTTCTCCATCAGCCGGTCCACCAGCATGTCATCCAGATATGCCGACAACGACTTGAAAAACTGAGGGTCAGTGATGAAATTTTTCCCCTCGACCGAACAGACTGCCGCATGGAGAATCTCATAGGAATAGAGCCGGGTGGGAACGAGCGAGAGGTCATGTTCCGCCATCTTGCGGTAATATGCCGCGTTTTTGAAGCGCGGCGGCACAACCGCATCGGTAACCGTGCTCGATATCTTCACCTGGTCAAGCATCCCGTAATAGAACTCTTGAGTTTTTACTCCAATGGGAACATATCCGAGGATAAGTTCCGTTTTCATGACGGCGTCTGTCCTGCAGTCCGTGCAATACGGGTCGTAAATATAGCAGCGTAAGGCCGAGTATGCCAGTTGTGCGTCCCAGAGGCGTTCAGGTATGAAAGCGAGAATGTCAAAATCATCGCGTCCGTTTCGTATGACCGCTTCAGCCATTCCACGGGTAACCATTGTTTCGGGAACGGCGGTGATGTTCTTCGTTTTTTTGCGCGTGGCGTAATCACAGACTGCCCCCGAACGGCACGCCTCCGGGATATTGCGCAGCTCGAAGCTGTGCCAGTTGTCCGTACTGCCCGCGATGATGCGTTCAATACGTTCTGGTGTGAGGAAACGTCCCGGAATATGGCTCAGCACCTCTATTTCCTTGCTTTCGACGGCTGCTTCCACGATCTCTTCCGTGAACAGGTGTTCCGGCAGCCATTCTATGGCCGATATGATGTTATTGTGCCGCATACAATTTCTTTTTAAGGTTGGACGAACGGACGATTCTCACAAGGCGGCACCCCCGGTAGACATAGAGTATCCTGGATTCCCGTTCGGCGAGTTCCTCAAGTCCCTGCCAGTGCTGCGGTGTATTTATCTTTTCGAGTCGGACATGGTTGTTCACATACACCGTGATCGGTTTCATGCTGTCATGGGAGGGCGTATCTTCGACGAAGAGCGGCAGTTCACAGTGTTCTCCCTTGTCCATGACATGCCATCTGCCGTTATCGAACAGGAGGCACGTGTCCTCCATGCGGCCGAAAATGTCTGCGTTGTCCGCGATGCGTGATGCGGATTGCCGCGGTGTTTCCCGTCCGTCACGGATCTTTGAAAAACAGTGGACGGTATCGCCGGTTCCTGTCCATTTTCCATAGGGTGACGGTCCCAGTTTTTGTATGTCGCCCAGCGACAGCAGGGCATCTACCCGTCTGTCATTGGGATAGAACACCCGGAGTTTCCTCACAAGGTCTTTTGAAAGCGTCTCATGGAGCGCCTTGATGTGCCGGACACTGCCGTCCGGCAACAGTTTTCCGATTTGTATGCTCATAATAGTGCTATCTCTTGTTGTTGAAGTATAGCCGGGGCGTCCTTCTTTCGATTGACAGTCCGGCTTGAAAATTATGATTTACAGAAGTCTTCGGACTGGTATCCGGCCATGTCCGATCCGGAACCGCGTGTCATTCCGTCCTGTCGTCTTCCCGTCTTTTCATTTTCAGTTCCCTGCCGGTTGCCGTGCGGCAGAGCGGCAGTTTTCCAGAAGCGGTTTGTTTACATCCCTCGACGAGCCGTCCTTCGGACACCATTTTTCCGTACGTTTCCCTGATATATCGGTATGCCGGGGAGGTGTTCGAATAAACGGACTTCCCACGGAGTGTCTTGACACGCAGCTTTTCGACGAGTATTTCCAGCACCTGCTCCCGGCTCTTGTATAGGTTACGGCGCTTGGTGCGGAAGGCGTCGAGAAAGACACCCCCGATAGTCATGTCATGAGTCTCGTGGTAATACGCGAGTTCTTCCTCCTCCGTCAGGTCGAGAATCTCGCCGTAAGTGTCGGTGCACAGATACTGGAAAGTCGTTCCTTGCGTTAAAATCTTCTCGATGTGTTCGATTAAATCTTTCCTTACGGGACCGGATAGTTCTTGCGGGTGGCAGTAGAGCCGTGTCTTGTCCAGCACGACCTCCGGACAACCACCGTACTTGCACTCCTCGATTGTGAAACCGTTTTGCGAGAACAGTCTCCTGATTTCGGCGAAGAATGCCCCTGTCTTTTCCTTTGACATTCCGCGTCCCCATTCGTAACCGGATTCGATACGGAAATAGGTGTCTATATATATCGGTTTATCCATTGTTTGCCATTTTGATTTTGATGTGTTACCATATAAAGTGTAGCCCGGAAACCTCTTGTCCGGTTTCCGGGCATCGTTGAAAATATTCTCATAGACGTATGGAATCGAACACTTTGTCAATGTCCTCCTGCGCTAGCCCGATGTAGCGCCGGGTGGTTTCCAGGTTGGAATGGCGGAATATCAGGTTGAGCAGGATCAGGGCCTCGGCCGAGCGTCCCATCAGCTCGTAGACATAGCGCCCGAAAGTCTTGCGGAAGGTATGTGTGGAGAATGCCCTGATCGGCAGCCTGTACCTTACCCTGAATACCTTGAGCAGCCTGTTGATGTATTCCAGCGAGTAAGGTTTCCCGGTACGCGGGCTGAGAAAGATGTACTGTTCGGGGGCGGGTTGTCCGAGCATCTCGTACAGGAAACGGTTCTTCTCCTGCACGTCCCTGTTGAACTTGATCAGGCGGTTTTTCTTTGTTTTCTGCTCGATGCGGGTCATGGTGCTTTTTCCTAAGATGTCTTTCCAGCGCAGGGTCCTCACGTCGGAGGCCCTGCATGCCGTGCAGAACGACAGCCAGCAGTAGGTCTCCCACAGGTACTCGCCGTCCTTCTCAAGCCCGCGGACCAGCCTGTTATATTCCGCTATGGGCAGGTAGTCGGCTGTCGTCAGTTGTCCCTTGATTCTTGTCACGTGGCAGCCTTTTAAGATTCCGGCAACCCTTCCGAGAGCATCAGCTCGGCCAGCGCCCCGTTCTGGGGAATCATGGCCGGGATGTCCGTACGTCCGGGCTTGTAGATTTCGGTTGCCACGTTATAGATATCCCACGCCGTGAGCGTCTTCTTCTCTTCGGCGAGTTTGAGCAGGTCCTCGGTGAAGATGGAAATCTGGGACTGGTTCAGGGGATAGGTCTCCACCTTGGACGAAAGACGCTTGTCGGAACTGTCATGCGATACTCGCAATGCTGTCAGCAATCCGATGTAGGCGTACATCTCCACCGGGGTAATTACTTTCGCTTTCAGGCGGCGGATGCGTTCCCTGTCCTCGTTCATCTGTACCTCGAAGTTCGAGAGCCACTCGTCTACACGACCGAAAAGCTCTTCGGTGGTGACTTTGTCTTTCCCGTAGTTCGACACGCTGCGTTCGGGGGAGAGGATGCACTGGTTGTGGCACACCCTGACGCACGGGCCGATGGCCGCCTGGATGCCGTCCTGATGGAAGGCGATGACAAGCGTCGTGGTCAGCTCGTCCGTTTCCCATTCCTTAATGCGGATGGTCGTATAAACGCGGCGCAGGATATGCGCCTCGACGGCCATTACCCCGTACTTTTGTTCCACTTGGGGCAGGACGACCACGCCGGGCTGTGCCTTGTTCTTGTTCTGGGCGGCGAAGATTTCCTCCACCTCGTAGTTCAGGTTGTGTTTCTGGCAGATGCCCGCCATGCGCTCTATCACCTCGTAATGGTAGATTCCCTTGAGCGGGTTGCCATAGATGTCATTTTCCTTGTGTGTGCGCCGGAGCGTGTCGAGCGTCATCACCTCGACGTTGTTGTTCTGGAAATCGAACTGCACGGGGGCAGCCGTTGTTGCTAATGCTGTTGCCATAATGATTGGTGTTAAAAAGTTATACAATAAGAAAGGCGGTGAACCGTTGTCCATCGCCTTTCCGGAATTCATTTTGTAGTTTCAGGCAGGTAACGCCTGCATATAAGGTCCGTGATACTCGGGTAATACACGTTGCCATAAGTTCCGTATGGTCCGAAACGGGCAAGGAAGCGGAAGTAAAAATCTACCGGACGTCGGTAGCTCGTCTGTATTTTGGTTTTCAGCAGGCGGTAGGCGTACTCGTCAGAAATTTCCACCTTGACCTTGCGCCCGTTGAAATAATAGTTTCCCTCCTTATCTGAAGAAAACGATACCTCTTCTTTTGCCGGACGCTCGCCGGCAACGACCCTGAAGAAGTCCCCCAGGGAGCGGCAATCCTGGTATTCTACCGGAATCGTGTCGCCCTCTCGCAGTTTCACGTCCAGCTTGTCAAGCAGTGTCTTGATGGCGGGCGTGTAGATATTTTCGGATTGGAAGCATCTTGTATCCCGCCAGTATTTCTCGAAAAGAGAGCCGGTTTCAAGGAGCAGTGACAGGGTTTCACGCGCTGTCTGCGGTTTATCGGCCAGATACGGAATATGCTCGGTCACCAGTATGGAAAGTGAAAGATACTCCTCCGGTTGCAGTTCGCTCTTCTGGTGCAGGTTACAGTGCCTCTCGAGCAGGGAGTCGATGTCGGCTTCCCGCAAGCTTTCGTCCGTCCATGCCAGGCAGCCTTCTCTCTTGCAGGCGGGACATTTATCCGCTCCATACGGCAGGAGCATCACCTTGCCGCAATCGGAACAGGTGACCAGGTCGCCTCGTTCCGTATAAACATCTACCGTTTCCATTCTCAATCCTCCGCGTAAGGCCATTCAAGGCAGCAGTCATTGCATACGCCCACGCCCTCGTCACTCAGAATGTCAATATCTGTGCTCCCACATTCGGGGCATACCGGTGCCTTTTTCTTGTCCATTCGTCGCTCTGTCGCTTCTTCCGTCAGAAGCAGCGGCACCCAGTATGCCGATGTGCCGAAATCCCGTATCCCGTTTTCATCCTGTATGGGTTCACAACCTTTCGTTCCCATGTATTTCTGGGAGTCCGGCCAGCACATGGCACGGTAACACTTGTCCCGTTCGGGAGATTTGCCGGTATGGCGGATATAATCTTCCTCGGGAACGTAAAGCGCCCCGTTGTCCCCGCTTCCCCATGCCGGATAACCGGTTCCTTCTTCCTCGAAAGGGGCACTGTCCTCAGGAAATTCCACGAGTGCATATAACTTGTCATCCCATGTCAGGGAACACTCGCCGCAGTGGAACCGGCTTTCGTGAATATCATAACGGATATTTTCCGAATTGCATTTCGGACAGATAATGTCTTTTGTTTTTACTTTCGGGAAACTCAGGATTTCTCCGGCAATGATTTCCATGCTGGGCCAGAACAACTGTTCGCAGTAATCGTCGGCCATCTTTTCCGCCAGATTCTGCATGTCGTCATCGCTGATCTTTTCCACATCGAAACCTTGTCCTTCTAGGTCATTGCGGTGGACGGACGTGATGGGGAAATACCCGGCGTTCAGCTCCCGGATAAATTGTCTTTCCTCTTCTGTCGGTTCGGGTAAGTTGTTGAAATATTCCCTGAGCCGTTGATAAAGTTCTCTTACCATAATTATATTCCTGTTTTTAATCTAATATCTACCGGTCGAGGACCAGTAGTTCCGGTCTATGATTTTTTCAAGTTCGAGGTCGGAACGTTCTTTCCAGAGGTCGAAGTCGTCAAGCAGCTCCGTTCCGTCCTCCAGAGAAAGCACCGTATCCTCATTGTCTGACAGATAGTCTTGTATGTCATATCCGGACGGATAACGGTTTTCCCGGATGATTCCTTCTGCAGTTTCCTTGTCCATTCGGTTTCCATTTTTTCAGTTCGCCGGTATTGTGACCGGATTCATTTGTTTTGTCTTTTCCCTGTAAAACCTGTCGATGGCAAGGAAGTAGTCCTCCGCATCCCAATCAGTGCCCGCATGCTCAGTCTCGAATTCTTCCGCCCACCGGACGATCTCGGCATTGACGGCACGGGAGTCCCTGTCCTCCCACAGGTTGTCCGCCCCGGCATTGTAGGCAAGGTCCACGACAGCCTCCTGCAACTTGTTGTAGCCGTTACACTCCCTGCCGTTGGAACGCAGCCATAAGTCCACGTCGACGGCATCCTCTTCCGTCGTCCCGTTGTGCAGGCACAGGCACTGCCCGTTGCCGTTATGGCATACGAGGACCGGCCGTTTGGTGTCGGGGCATATCCGTACCAGCAACTCATTGGCGGCAAGTGTTTCTGTATCATGCCCATTGAGCATTTCAGGAAGCGCCTGGCTGACCAGACTTAGGATTTCCTGTTCCTCCTTTGTCCCGGACGGCTTGGAAGCCAACAGGTTCTGTATGCGTTTAAGAAGATTGTAAATCATAATCAGCAGTCGTTATGTTCTTTCCAGATTTTACGTTTCTCGTCATAGCCCTTGTTTTCCCACCATTCATTGCAGGTTTCAGCAAACCCCTGATGGTTGTCTCCGGCCGGACACTTGTCCTGACGGCAACCCGTGATCTGTTCCATTTGATTTGCGTCCAACGAGTTCCACCATTCCTGCATACGTTCCTTGAATTCCCTGAGCGTAATAAAGGGCTGATGGTCCTCGCATTCGTCGCACAGTTGTCATAGCGGTCTATACCCGTGGTACCGATGAATGTACGGGCATTCGGATCCACCCATGCCTGGGTCTGTATATTGTCTGAACCGCACTCCTCGCATACGACAATCCTGTCGTCATTGACATCAGCGGAGATGAACCCGTGTTCTTCCAGCCAGTGGGCAATCTCAAGCAGCCCCTCGGTCTGTACCTGTCCGATGGGCTCATCGAAATCCTCACCGGCTTCGCCGTTGAGCGTGCAGAGCAGTTTGCCGTTCCCGTCGATGAAAAGTTCATAAACGGTCGCACTTTCATAACCGCCGTATCCGTAAAAAGCGGAATTGTGGACCACCACTATCGGGGAGGTTTCATACTCCGGTGATTCCACCTCCTGGTAATGTACGCCGCAGTTGCGGTAGAACGTGCCGATGATGTTGTTCTCCTTCTTCACGGCATTGCGGATTTTCTCCATAAGTAATCTTCTGATGGAGATGATACTGAGGTGTGCATAATCCTTACGGAGGCGTCTGTACACTTCCTGCTCGAAGTTGCCTCGAACAGAGTCGAAAGGGGATACGCCGGCGTTCTCCCGGATATATTTGTCCTCGTTGAAGTTGTAGCGCCGACAGACAATATTCTTGACGCGGCGGAATTCCTCTCCGGCAAATTTGAGGATACTGTTCTCGCCTAGCGAAGTCGGAAAATAGCAGCGGGGCATGTGCTCTGTCATTTCACGGTAAAGTGCGTCATCGTCTTCCGGAAAGGTGCTGTCTGTTTCCGGCTTTGTGGATTTTTCCTGTTCCATGTTGCTTGTTTTTTATCTGTAGTTGAACAATTTCCGGTTTGCCGCCCGTTGCATGGCGGTCACCATATTCTTATGTCACAATCTTTAAAATAGTATTCCAACTCTTTTAATCCTTCCAAAGAGTGCAGCTCGTTCTTTCCGGTCACTTCGATGTCGACGGATACTGCATTTTCATCTTTGATGTTTACTTTGGCATTGTCAAACACGCATCTTACATATTCTTCAATGCATGAGGCAGGCAGGTTGTTTTTTACAATATTGAGTACCATATTATTTATTGTTCATTAAATGTCTGTTACGTCCATAAACCGGGCACCGCTTGCGGTATCTGCATTCGCCCCGGGCCGCGTCGGTATGCACCCGGTGCCATTCATCCCAGCTCTTCACTCCATTGTCTGTAAGGAATATGATCAGTTGCATGCAGCAGAAACCGCGTTCCTCTCGTTTCCGGTCATGAAGGTTGGCCAGCCCGTTATCTTTAGGTTTCATACAGGTTTGATGTTACGGTAGGTTCGCCCGAAAACGCCCTCATGGCATATCATTAAAACCATGAGACATGCACATAGGCATCGCTTTGGTCACTGCCGTTGATTAGACAATCAAGTACTTCGATAAACTTTTCCCGCTTCATCCCGACCTTTGCCAGGCAGGAATAAAATTCTTCGGCATTCTGCCGGAAAGTTTCATCCTGTTCTGAGATATGTTTTCTTAGCTGCTGCAGACCCGAACGGGCTATTTCGAAGTCATCGGTATAGGCGTCTTCTGCGGAGTTATCAACTTCGAACATTGTCAGGATATCATAAAAGACATCCTGCCCGTCCCCGCCATACATACCCGGATATTCGTATTCGATTTGCCAGACTCTGGCTACATGTAGGTTTCTGGCCATTATCTTTTCATTTTTCGGATTTGTTGTCTTATGCAGTGTAGCATCAATTCGATACCGCGGATGCTTTCCTCGTTCTCTTTCAGTTTGTAATAGTAGGCGTTCGCTTCGTCGTAGTCTTCCCGTGCCTTGCGTAACCTGCATTCCTTGGCGTCACGGACCTGTTCATGGGACAGGTCGTAACCGATGAACTCGTCCATAAAATAGGAAACCGTACGCCCGTAATAGTGGTCCGTGCGGGTTTCCACCGCAGTACGGATGATGTCGTCGCACCGCCTTCCGAGTGTCCGGAGTACGTCGCTGATATGCCGGTCATGGTACTCGTAACCGAAGAAACGGATATACCACTCGTGTTCCTGCCGGTTTGTCTTCCCCGCGTAATACTCGTACCATCGGGCGTCGCACTTGGTGTGCCTCTGGGTAACCTTGAATATGGCATACTCTTCACCGATCCATGTAAAACGTGAGAGTATCTCACTCGCTTCTTCCTCATAGTAGCTATCCCGCCAATTCAATTCTTCGGTCTGGCTGAGCGGGAGGAATGACTGTTTGGTGATCCACAGCCCGAAACCTTTGTGCGTGACATGCGGAAGCACTTTCACGACCTTGTCCCATGCCTTGTCGCATACCTCGTCCAATGAAGGGAAACTTTCGGGAAAGCGTTCCCTGTCCGTGCCGTCTCGCAACACCTCGTTCCAATCCTTGTCGCAGATAATGAGGGTGAGGTCCTCCCTCACATGGCAGTCGCGTTCGCAATAGCCGTAGGGAGCATCGCAGAGCGTGTACCACTCCTTCGGTCCATAACCGTCGTCACGTCCCAGATAGCGTCTGGGCTTACCCTTCTCTGTCTGTACCTCCCACACTTCCGTGCAGTTTTCGCGGTCGATATGGTGCAGGCGTACCTTAATTTCCTTATAATCCCGTTTTTCTTCCATGTCATTCATTTTTAGTATGGCCTGTCTTTTTCTTTTCGAGAATCCGGTAGATTTCTTCAAGGTCATGCTCGTTGTCTATCGGTTGCCCGTATTCCGTATCCACGATGACCACCCCGGCATTGGCCAGGTGACATCCTGCTATCGTCTTGTCATAGTCGCTCCATTCAGGATCGATTTCTGTTACCGTGTCAAATTCAAGTCCGTATGATGTCTTCATTGTATTTCCAGTTATTATGCGTATTTTTCTATTTTATGCCGCCGCTTTGTTCTGCCCGTCAATAATATGCATGCATTCGGCTTCCAGTTCTTTCAGACATTCCGTACCATAGAATCCCCAACAACTGTCCAGTTCATTGTCATCGTCACTTTCCGGCATGATGCGATACCCGAAAACTTCCCCGGTATAGTAGTTGTCAAGGGTACTGATTTCGTCTTGCAGGTATCCCTCGATCCGCTTCCTGCGTTTCGCGGTGATGTTCTTCCACCCGTATTCCCGGCGTACCTTGTCCAATGGTACCGCGATGATTCCGAAAAATCCGGAATTCCACGGGCAGCTGAACGGCGAGGTGGATATTGTAATGCCGCCATGGTCGTAGAGGTAGACCGGCAGGGCGATATATTCCTTCAGGAACGATTCCCGGAAATTTCCGATATGCCCTTCAAAAACCTTGTCGATATCGAAGTGGTCATCGAACTCCTTCTCCGGGCGGTAGCGACGATGTGCCGTATAAAGCGTACCGAGATTGTCATACGCTTCACGCGGGCTTCGGGCGTCATCATCATAGTAGATGTTGATGTGATACCCGTTATATTCGATTTGTTTATACAGGTTCATCCGTTTGGGTATTTAATTCCGTTATTTGTTCGTTTACTTTGTCCACCAGTGTGTCCACACTCTCCACGGGAGCGCTGACATTGTTCATGCCGTTGATTTCACCGAGCGTACCCGGAGCGAAGCGGTGTGTGACTTCCCCGGTGTCATAACTGAGGACACCGCCGTCGAATGTGAAAGTCAGGCCGACGGTCTCATTGTTCCGGGTCTTCCCGTAAACGGAACATGCCGCTCTCAGCCCATGGGTGTGCAGGTTTTCGGCATCCCATGTCACTTCCGGGGTGAGGCGTGCCACTTCCAGCATGAGGGGAGCCACGATTTCCTTCGTCCACCATGGCCTTTCGATACGGTTCTGTTGCTCTGACAGCCGCATGATCCGCTTTTCGTGCCAAGCGATTTTCCGGCGGGCCGTGTCAATCTTTCCTTGCAGTCCATCCTGCTGCTTCCTGTACCTGTCTATCTTGTGCAAATAGTCCGAGGTGCATTTTCTTACTATGTCCGTTTCCATTTCAAGTCCTGTTACAGAGTTGTACAAATTGTTCCGTAATCTCGTCCCGCTCGAACTCGTCGCAGTTCAGGTCGAAGAATATGCCCGAAGCCGCGAGCATGTCACGGGCTTCCCCGTAGGTGATGTCGTGTCTGTGCCGGTATCTGTCCACCATGTCCCGATGTTCGGCTTCCGCCCGGTCGTGCAGCCTCATTTTATACTGCCTGTACCATGCAGGGAACTGTTCCTTGGAAACCATGTGTTCCAGCTGCAAGTCCCGGTATCTTCCCGGTGCCAGCAGGATGTGGCTGTCAATGTAGGACTTCGCCTCTGCTATGATCCCTTCCCTGGTGAAGGGACGGTGAGAACGTGCCGTGAAATGCACCCATCCGTCATGCAGCGGGTGTTCGATTTCAATCTGCACACCCTGCCTCCTGACGTGTACCACGATATAGACGGTCTGACCGGGGAACATATCGTCCTTGAGGCTCACTTCCCGGCAGGCCGGCGGGTCAACATGGATGTAGTGATCCTGCTTCGCGCCCCCGAGGAACCTTTCAAGCTGCCGCATCGACTGGCAGTAGATGAATGTCCCCACGCGGCACTGGCCGCGGCGGATGTCGCCGTAATAGTACTTTCTTGTCCTTGCTCCGGTAATGCGGGACTCGTCTGATGCCTCGAAATAACTCCGGTAGGTATCGTCCGTACGGCAGAAGTCATATATTTCCTGAAAAGTCCTTGTTTTCATTTGTTACTCCTTTTTATGTATTGTCTTCTTCCGGCGGGGGAAATTCCCCCGTCTTGTAAAATATCTCTCCGAGACGGTCCGCCTGTTCCGCCAGGCCTTTCTTCCTGACAGCCGACACGGCCTTGCGTGCGGTCTTCTCGTACATGCCCAGCAGTACCGCCTCGGGCAGGCGTTTCGTCCGCCACACCTCCTGTGCGGTGGTGAGCATTTCCACCTCGCAGCCCAGATGGGCGGCTGTGAGGATAATGACGGCATTGCCGATAAAGTTCGGTATGCGTTCTTCCCGTTGTTCTCCTTTCATTGTTCCGTGCCTTTAATCCGTTTCGAACTCATCTTCATAGACCTCGATCTCCTTACCGCTTTCGCAGATGCGTACCAGCCAGATGTATTGGAACCGTTCCAGCAGCTCTATACGGCGATAGCCCTTGTAGGCCACTTTCAATGTTGCAATGTCTCCCGGTTTCATGTCAGGCGGGTATTTCAAATTGGACATGGAAATGGAATTCACTTATCAGGCTGCGGATGTACGGTACTGATTTCGGATCCTCCCCGTAAGGATAGAAGATGGTCCGGCAGCGCGTCAGGCATCGGATACCCTGTTTTCGTAACCGGTACAGCAGGTAAGCCCTGCGTCGTATTTGTTTCTTGCTCATCGTATAAAGGATTATGTCGTTTTGATTAGAATAGTGGTGTGGTCATCAAACGGGGGCATCTCTTTACGTTTTCGATGTAATGCCTCCATTGAAAGATGCTTATCTTGTGTTAACAGGGATGAACATTATTTCAATGGAGGGAGTACTGATTTATTCTGACCCGCCACACCGTGCCGCCTACCGGGCGGATGGAGATGACGGCCTACTTCTTACGCCATGCCGCCATCTTCTTCTTGATGTTGATATTGTTGTCCGCCAGCATTTTTTTCAGGACTGCCAGCAACCGCCATCCTTCTCCGTTTTTATACTCTTCCGCTTTTGCTGACAGGAACGCCAGTGACTGGTACTTGTCCAGCCTGCGCCCCGAGTCGTCAATGGCCGTGCAGCCGTGGAAACGGATCAGATTCTGCATGGTAAAGAACGCCCCGGCGCCCTTATAGGCGTCCATCCATGCCTTGCTTTGAGGAGTATCCCATGGCAGCCGGATACGGCGGTCATTGAACTGTCTGACCGCGTTGTAAAGCTGTGTGGCGTCCAGCGCGTGCCTGATGTGGGTTATCGCAATGGAAAGCGGGTAGTACAGTTTGGATTGCAGGTCCTCCACGAAAATATTATGGCCGTGTACACGCTTGTAGGGAACTCCCTTGCATTTTCTTGTTTCCAGGTTACCCACGTGTTTTTTCAGCGCACTGACATAGTCGCTCGCGATGGACAAAACCACATCACGGTTGAACCAGCGGTTTCTCTCGGCAAAACCCGTGATGTCCTTGTGTTCCATCTTCATCTGGGCGTGCAGCTCGTTCAAGAGCATTCTCCACTGGTAATCATAGCCTTTCCGGTGAATCATCTCGGTCACCCCTGCCGGCTCTTTTTCACGGTAATGCGTGTATGACATCATATGGAACATTTGTGCCATGACCCACCGGCGGAAGAGTCGGTTGTTGGGAACGGTACCCTGTGCCATGATGCTGCTGAATATCGGGTCGTTGTCATCCAGGATGGTAAGTTTCCCGTCTTTGTTGGAGGCGATATACTCGCCGCCCTCGGCTCCCTGCATGGCGAACAGGCAGCTCACGTCCACACCGGCACCGCGGAGTGCCTCGATACGCTCCCGCGCCCCTTTGGGAAGTCCGGCGGGAGAATTATGGCCGGCCACCGCCGGATAGACGGTGCCCAAATCCGAATTCTTGCCGATAACGGTGCCCGTGGCGGCAAATTCCTTGTCCGCGATGGCGAATTCCGTGCCACATCCGGGACACAGGATTTTTGTCTCTTGTTTCTTTCTGCTCATTGTGAATTTGTTAATAGTTGATTACTTCCGGGCTCCACCCATTCTCTGAGTATCACCAGGTCCTTGTCTTTTTCGCTTTGCCAGAACCATTTGCCCATCGTTTCGGGATTCCATGTGAACCCGCCCATAATCCGGCAGAGGATATAGAATTCCAGCTCGAATTGAGCGGTGTCCCGGTGTTGCCCATACAGCATGTCCCCGTCCTCGAGGTCACTTTCGGGCAATGCCATGAAATACCGGCGGGACTTGCTTTGGCTGCGCTCCGATGGTATCGAATGTTTATAGCGGCGGTACAGCTCCTCCACATCCGTGAAAAAATCCCCGCAGCCGTACTCCGGCAACCACGGAGCGCCATCATGCCTGCCGTTCCGTATCATGTGTCTCCCGTTTACTATTAAACTTCTGGACTGGAAATCAATCCGGAAATTTGCGCCGTTCTCTATGGCGGTGACGGTTTCTCGGTAAATATCTTCCATTTTCTCACCTGTTTACAATTAATGGCACTCAAACCCCTGGCGCGTATCTTTATAGTCCTGATAAATACAGTAGGACTTCGGTCCTGAACCAGGTAGTTGCCTGGCTCAGGACCAAGCTTGAATACTGTATCTTGAATTTGGGTCCCTCGTGCATATGCGGTCGCGCTACCTTCTGTTCAGGGGACTCATCCGGACGGCACATCCCTTTAAAAACCTGATACGGGCCGCGAGTACAGCTGGAACCTGTGTCATCTGTCGTGTTAGCAGGAGATGACACAGGCTCCAGCCGTGTGAATCGCGGCTCTGTTGAAATCCCGGCCTTACCCCCTTTGCCCTGTGCTGTTCTTTTTGCGGTTCCCGGAATGCCGGCACGTTCCTTTACAGGTCCGATGTCTGCTGTGGCGGAAGCCGGAATGGCGCCGTCGTATGACGCTAGGGATACGACGGCGCGATACGGGCTTATCGGAGACAGCGGGCTGAATCCATTCCCCCGAACCGCACGTTCCCGTGCTGGAAAAGACTGAAAGTTCTCATAATACCGGCACATGGCTTTATGCTTCCGATGTATCCCGCGTATGGGTCTTCTGCGGAGTCCGAAGGCGACGGTCAGCCGCCTTCAGACTCGGAAAGAAGACGTCGGTACGCGGGATGCCCAAACCTATTCCTTGAACTTTCCCGGTGTGCTCCGGTAACGGGTGCGGGACAGACGGCACATGACTCTAATTTCCCGATACATTACAGGCGCAGCCAGAATCAAGGTGGGATTAACCGGCTGTTAGACCGGTTAATTCCTATATGGATTCTGGTTATAAGCCTGTAACGTTGAATAACCTGCCCGTTCACCCGTTCTGCCGTGTGCCCGGCATGCCCTATAACGATGCTACCAGCGTATTGTACACCGCCCGGCTCGTCAATAAGGCGCCGCGCATGCATCCTATGGTCAGGTAGCCCGGAATGATTCCCGGGGTCTTGCCCCGGTTCGCCTTCACGTTGCGCCCTTTGCCCCGGACAATGCAGCCGTCCTGCCCGGTACTGACATATCCCAGACCGCCTACCTTCCGCTTGCCCGTACTTACGGCCCGGAGGCAGTCCATCACGAACTTGTTCAGTTCGTCAAGGTCCCTGCGGACATTGCATACCGGAAGCACCTGGGTCGCCCAGCTGAACTCACCGTTGCCCTTATACAGGTAGCGGTTGACGGCATTTACCGCATTTGCCAGGGTCGTGCGGGGATTACGGACCGTGCGATGCTCAATCTCTTTCTGGAAGGTCTTGATACGGCTTGCCGAAGGGGAGATCATGTCCCCCTTGATGCTGAACCCGAGAAACTTGAACCAGCGGTCGGACATCAGGTATTCCACCTTCTTCGGGTTGAGCTTCATACTTTTCTCGCCGAGCCTTTGTTCCAGCACTTGCATTGCTTTCCCGTAGTCGTTACCGATGAACAGCATGTCGTCCGAGTATCGGATGTAGTAGCCTGTCATTTCTGAGAGTTCCTCGTCGAGATCATGGAGCAGCACATCGGCCAGCCAGCTTGCCACGGGACAGCCCTGTTTGAGGGACTGGTACTTGGCTTGAAGGCGGTTGTCTTCATCGAAGTAAAGATCGTTGTGGTAGTACTTCCTGAGCACGTCAATTAAGGAGGAGCGTCCGTGTCTGGCCTCGACCTTGTCGAACGCCTCGTCAATGTACCGTATCGGCACACTATCGAAATATTTGCTCAGATCCGACTTCCAGCCCAGAATGCCGCCGCCTCTCGTTTCCGCTATCCGGCGGCTGGCCTCGGTGACTACGCTACCGCAGCCGATACCGCTCTGGTAGGACTTGCACGAGGGGTGTACCATTTCCGGCATGAGGTCGAAGAGCAGGTCGTTGGCAATGCTCAGCACTACCCGGTCGACGGGCTCGTTGATGTATACCGTACGGAACTCGCCGTTCTCCTTCGGTATCTGTGCGGTATGCGGGGGAGCGATTTCGTACTTCCCCTGTATCATGGCATCGGCCATGGCCATACGGGTATGCTCGTCGGTCAGCCGGATAAGCTGGTCTTTCCGGATGTCTTTCAGCACTCCTTTCTCAATGGCCTTTTTCCACCGGCCGATGTCGAAGAACATTTGTAATATCTTGTCTGACATGGTTCGTATGTTTTTTATTATTTTTCCTGACAATACCGTTCAAAGCGTTGGAGGTTATAACTTTCTGTCTGCAGGTTCTCCCAGCAGTCCCGTATAAACTCCTCCCGCACCTCAGCTTTTGCCTGCGGGAATTCTTCCTCCAGCACTCTTCGGGCAAATTCTTTCCAGTTCCCGTTTTCTGCCAGTTCCTTGCGGATTTCAGGCAACAGCCGTTCGTATTCTTCTACCGTTCCGCACAAGGACAGCAGGTCGTCATTTGAGAGGTACTCTTCCGCGTCGTGGATTTTTCCGGCCTCGTCGGTAGGGATGAGGATTTTTCCTTCCGCAGTCAGCTCTACCGATACGGCACTGCTGCAGGCTGCAAAACCGTACTTGTCGTATATGGTCACCGAACAGGGATAGAATCCCTTCCCGTCCAGCAGGTCACCGGCCGGATCACCCGTCGGAAGGATGAAGCGGACTTTCCGCCCGTATTTTTGCCCAAGGTATTCCTTGAGCAGGCGCATAAGTTTTTCACGGATAGCGGCCATATATTCTTTGCCGGCATCTTTTTCCTTGACAAGTTCCGGCAGGATGTCGTCCGGCATGGGAATGCCGGTATCCGATATGCCGTTTTCTTGCGTTTTACTCGGTTCTTTTTTCATTTTCAATTGTCTTTATCTGTGTATATCGTATCATTTCCCTGTCTCATCCCCTTTCTACAAATGCGGTGAGGCCTTCTTGCGGGAGGAGGAACTCCTTTTCCTGTTCACAGTAATAATAAATACCTTCATCGATCCTTTCTGCGGCTTTTGAAACGGGTGCACCGCTCCTGCGTCCGATGAGCTTCCTCTGCAATGCGGTGACCGATACGGTTGTTTCCATTTCCTGTTCCGTCCCCCGGAACAGTGTCAGCTTCCTTATGGGGTACTCCTTTCCCTGCCACTCAATGACGTCGAGCAGGCTTCCCTCTTCGGGATATACCCTGCAGAATGCAGCGTGCACGCTTGCCGACACCTTGCCACAAAGCAGGCATATCTGTTCTCCCAGGCCCAGACAACTGTTTCTGATCATCGCTTCGAGCAGGTCCGTGCCTGCCCCGTTGTCCGCCGCTTGTGTGAGAGCCTCCCAGTATCCCCTGCCGAAGTGGCTTATGAAGGGCACGAGCTGCGAAGCCCTGACCGTCTTTTCCGACCCGCATCCCGATTGCAGCGCCTCTATTCCGGCTGATACCAGCTGTACCCTTGTGTCGCCCTGCACGGGAGGATATACGGGGCAGCACACCTGCATGGTTTCCATCAGGTCTTCGCTTTCGTTGTACCAGCGCACCTGTTCCCCGAATCTTATGAAATCATATCTGTCCATTTTTCTTTGTTTTCATTGTTCTGTTGTTGTTTACAAATCTTCCGGTTCTCCATCGTTGATACTCCGGTAGAAACGGTCTCCGTCCGCCCATTTTTTGGCGGCGATAGCCAGCCCGAACGCTTCCTCTATGGAAAGTCCGTCAGCGGGAAGGGCATCAAGGAGTTCTCCCATGCATACGTCGTTCTCGCCATACTCTTCCTGCACCTTCCCGAGTGTCATTCTGCCTTTGTCCGTCTTTTTGCGGCGCAAAAGCATCTGTTGTATCCAATTTATCATGCGGTTCTTTTATTAAAGGAAATTTTTGGCATAACTGCGGGCTTCATTGAAAGTGTTGAAACCGATTCCACTCACGCAAGAGATTGCCCAGTATCTCAATTTCCTGCTTTCGGCACGGGCAAGATAGATTTGCCCGATACAAATCCCGTCTTTGAGGATGCCATGCCATTTGTCTTTTTTAATCCGTATCATGTTCCGGCATTCATTTGTCCATTTTCCAAAATCCGTAATCGGAGCCGTTACCGGGGTGGGCACCGAAATAGTAATCCTCCGGGGAGCAGCTGTCAAGCGTGTCGAACAGCGATTCCAGCAATCCGGCCGCGTCATCGCTGTTCCACCATTCAGCATCCTTGTCTTCCATGACATGGGCGGGGACGGCATTCATCATCTGCACGTACTCCGGTGTGTCACGGATAACATCCATGAACACCGGGATCAGGTCTTGCGTACGCATCGTGCTATGGGAAATGCTCTCGCCGGGGATGGCATGAATCCGGTTCTGTGTCCTCTCGTCTATGAACATGCCCTTTTAGATGAATGGAAGTCCGGTATCCTGTAACATGGGGGCCAGCATCCGGCACATTTCGTAAGAAGCCTCATTGCGCCCGTCGATACGGCGCGGGTCACGCTCCGCCATGGCGAGAATACCGGCTTTTACAGTTCGGAAGAATGTCTGTTCCAGTGTCTTATGGAAATAAGGAAGAGCCTGGGCGAAACGTTCGGACTTGAATCCCAAATCGTTCATGGCGTATTCCAGCTGTTTGGCCGCCTTGTACTCGCGGCTGTTCTCCAGGCTTTCCGGAATATCACCAAACTGTGCGGCCCAGAGCTGGCGTTCCAGTTCGATGACCGCCACCGAAAGCAACAGCTTGATGGCTTCCGGGTTGCCGATACCGTGTCTCTGCCCGTCAGCGGTATGAAATTCGATCAGGTTTACACTGTCATTCTCTTGTAATTCTTTGTAGCGCGCGAGGATTTCGCTGAGCGCTTTTGCTTTTTCTTTATCCATAATTTTTATCTGATTTGATTGTTGTTGCATATGAGTACATTGCCGACGATAAAGTCTTTTGAAGAGGGAAAACGGGAATGGAATTCCCTGTCCGCCCCGGCATTGTAGGGCATGCCCAAAAGTTTCCCTTCCTCGTTCACGACCATCGTCGTCTTTTCGTCCAGTTCTACCAGTTCAATATTTCCGCCGACTATCGCTTGCATCTCCTTCAACGTGAAGTCGGTGCCGTTTGCGGGACATATTTCCTGGCGTGTTCCGTCTGTTCTGATGATTTGTGTCATTGTCGTTCAGGATTATGTTCTTTACAGAGTTCGACATGATATTTTCTTTCAGCAAGGAGCCGTTTGTATTTTTCCGGGCTTTCTTCCTTACGTACCGTCGTAGGATTTCCACAGGCAAAATGTTCCACCATCACGCAACCGCAAGAGTGAGTGATCTTGATGGAAGTACTGAGGTTTTCTATCTTTGCGCCCTCCTTGGGCACGGCATCACTTTCGATGATGCACAGTTTGTCGAGCGTATCCATGGTTATCCTCCCTGCTTTTCCCTGCACCATGCGTGAAATCGTTTCACGGTGCGCAGTTGGTTAATGATATGGCCAAAGAGCTCGCGTGAATAGACGCGGTAATGGAACACGGCCGAATACTCACGCACGTTGCCGTGAAAGTCCACATAGGAACGGTCCGGAGCGAGGTCGAACAATTCGCCCTGGACTTCCAGCGTGTATTTGTTCTGCCGCAGCCAGTCAAAAAACTCGAAGATGTCCTTCTTTTGGGAGTAGAAAGCGCAGTATTCGTAGCGGTTTCCGCGCAGGTTCCTCAGCAATGCCGCCATCTCGTTCCGTTCCCGGCGGTCGTCAAATTCGGATCCCGTCCGAGTGGCGAGGCTTTTCAAGAAATACCTCTTGCCCTCATGTTCGAAATGGTACGGTATGTAGGTGACCGCCTTCCGGTACCAGCTGACATACTGGACGGAAGGAACGTCCTTGACGATAGCGGGATGCAGGTTCACTTTCTCCATGTGTTCCCGGATCTGGCGGTAGATTTCCGCATTGGAAAGACGTATGGGACGTTCCGCCCGGAAATACCTGCCGTCCGACTCGAAACAGAGCGCGTACAGGTTTCGGTAATACGGTTCCCCGACAAAGAACCAGTCGCTCTGCATGCGGGCCGGAGGCAGGCATTCCAGCAGTTCGTAATAACGTTCCTCCGTAATTTCATGGAAGGGCTTGCAAAGTGCCCGGGTATAGCGCCTCACAAGCAGTGTCATGCGTACTGGTGATACAGCGACCAGGTACGGGTTCTTCTCCCTTTCGCGCAGTGCTTCCAGCGTCTCGCCGCCGTAGTCGCTGTGCATGTCATCCGACATCGACGTGAGGCATGTCCCGTCGAAATAACGTGAATCTATGATGTATTTCATGATGCCGGTATGTTAGAAGTCGATACGCAATACGTGCCGTGCGGCGGATTCTGCCGCCAGTGTCAGTTGCCGCTGCCATGCCTGGTGGCTCGGCGCCCATTTGAATGCGGTCTTTTTCAACAGTGTCCGGGTCTGCTCGTCCGGTTTCCCGTCGAAAAGTATCTGCAGTCGGTTCTCCCCGTAATTCCATACCAGTCTGCCGCCGTCAAACGGTATTTCACGGTTCTCACGACCGGCCTGTTCCTGCTGCTTCTCCCGCACCTTGCGGGCGATCTCGGGGTATTTGAAGATGGAATGACGCTCCGTGACGACGGGTTTCCCGCCCTTGCCGTTCCACTCGCGGAGGCGGGCGACGGCACGGTCGATTATTTCGACATTGCCATGGTTGGCATATGTGGAGAGCCGTCCGGCAAGATTGCTGACGAAAAGGGAGCGGCTATAACCGCGTGATGTGCCCGTATCAATGCCCCGGATGGTGGCGGCCGTGTCGTCGATGTCAGCTTTGACCCTCTGCCATTCCTCTTCGGCACGCTGTTCTTCGGGCTTGGCGGCTTCGAGGGCTTTGCGTATCGCTTCGAGGGCACGTTCGCGCCACTCTCTGAATGCCGTAACGCTCTTGTTGTGGCTGTTGCAGGCCTTTTCGTTACGGGCGGTGTTAAATCTCGCAGGTCCCGTGATCATCGCGCTGGCACAGCGGCTGTTGGCGGCAATCATTGCCGAGAAATAGCGTTTGTAGTTTTCCATGTAACGTTCCCGCTGCTGTTCGGGCATAGACTGCAAATCCTCGTGCAGTTCCTTTTCGTGCGAGGCGATGTCCGTTTCGCCCCGCTCTTCGGGTGAGAACGAGGTGAGGTTATAGGAGTCGCACGCCCGGCGGAAGTATTCTTCCAGATAACCCGGATGCGCCACTTCCACAACCTCCCAGTCCTTGAAATTCGCCGGGGCGAGGATTTCTTCCCCGCCCGGATTCCCGACAAGGTGGGAATAGCTGCAATACCCGTATCTCTTTCCCCTGAAAAGAAACGCCACCGGCTCGCTTTCCGGGGCATCCACACGCCGCACCATGGTCACACGGTGGGCATTTTCCTTTGTCAATAATGTTGTTTCCATACCTTTCTTCTTGATTATTTGATTGTTTCCGATTTTTATTGTTGCTTTATCCGGGCAGCATGGCCCATTACGGAGGCGAACCCCACCTCGATACCTATCTGGTATCCGCCCTCGATGGTCGATTCCAGCTCCGCCTCGCTTTCGATCAGGGATTCCGATTCATCGGCATAAAGCCTGTACAGGGCAAAGACATCCGCCTCCCATAGCTTCCGGGCATTTTCCGCCAGTACAAGCAGCCACACGAAACCGTCTTCACGGGTTACCTTGACGGCGGCTTCGCCATGGCGCAGGGTCCGCCGTTCCCTTATGTCCAGTGCCGCCGTCCACACGATATACATCAGAGCGTCGTGGCGGCTTTTAACATCGGGGGAATCGCACAGATGGCTGGCCGCGTCTTTGAGGGTCCGGAAAGAGTCCGCCATGAACTGCTCCACGACATACGGCTTCCCGGCAATGGCGGAACAGGCTTTGTCAGCCCTGCCTGATTCCGGCACGGCCTGAATATCCTCCTCTTCAAGGAAGATTTCACGGTGCAGGCAGTCCATGTAGTAATATGATTTCATTCCGGTTGTTCTTTAGGGGTGAAAGTGATTCTCGTATGTCCGTCATAACCGAACTTGACCTGCAGCCCGAAGGCTTCGGCATCGCTCGATATGGCACAGATATCCCAGATACTGAGTTCCGCACCACAGGTTATGACGGTATTGTCTTCTGAAATCTGCGGTGACTTGTCTTTCAATGCGGCTCCGCCGCAGATACCGCGCAGGATCACACCACGCCGGTGGGTGGATAAGTTGTTTGTTCCCATGGTTCTCCTGTTTGTTTTTCCGTTATTTTTGCCATTCTTTTTTTTCTCCTGTTTGTAAAAGCATAGGGGCATTCCGCCCCCATAGTTGTTATTAATTCACATTATTTTGTACTGACTGTCTGTGGCGCCTGTTCCACAAGGGTGTACCGAAGTGCCGGTTTCCCGTTTCGGAATATGGTAAACGAGTTGCCTTGTACCTGCACGTCCTTTGCTTTTGGCCACCAGAGCCACGAGAGTTTCCCACCGCTGAGGAAAGCCACGGCATTGCCCTGTACTTTGCCGACCTCACGTACGCCCATATCCTCGTTGCCTCCGGACAGCCTGACGCAGTGCCAGTTGGAACCGAGTTCCATTTTTCTTTTTACATCTGCTAATGTTCTCATGTGATTATGTCTTGTTTTGATTATTGCATTATACCGCATGTATCCGGCATTTCCGGTTGCAACTTCTGAGATTGTCGGCATATGGCACCGGGTATGCCCCGTTCATCCAGTCAGGAAACCCTTCACGGAAGCAGTGTTCCGGAGTCGGGTATTCTTTGCGCAAACGTTTCCTGTGGCGTCTTTTTGTCCTGCTTTCGACGGCATGGGGAACTTTGGGTATCCGTGGCGTATGCCATTTCCCGCCGGAATAAGTTGCGACATATTCCTGTTGCGGTTCGTCATTCTTGTAGCTGCACACCATGACAGCCGGTTTTTCGCTGAGTATCCCGGCATCGGCAAGCCCGCTGAGTGTACCTTTGGCAGCCTTGAAATTTACAAAGCAGCCCAGACTCATGGTACGGTCTGTGGAGAATATCTCTACCATGTTGAAATATATTATAAGTTATCTGTTTCCGGTGTTTCCTTTTACCTCACGTTCCAAACTGGGGATAACAGCGGGACGTAGCTCACCCAGTGAAGGGTGATTTGAAGGCAGCCCTGCTGCACTACGTCAACCGTGTTATGTCGGGGGTGGGAACGGCATCTCACGACGCAAAGAAGTAAATTGTGGAAGTTAAATTGGAAATGTGGGTGTACGGGAATCGAACCCGTTTTCAGCCAAGACCTGAAGCACCCATGAATTTAATCCGGCATCTCCCTGTAAAACGGGAGTTATGCTGATGGCGGCATTTTGACCGCAAGTGTTTGCCCGGATGTGCCACGCTGTATAACAATGGCGGTGATACGGCAAATAGCAACATCTTTACTCTCACAAACCACTTTGTTGCAGGATATGCCATTGGCATACAGTGATATGTAGACAGTTGGACGGAAAAAGCCCGCAAAGTCGGCACATTGCCATACAATGCGGGCATGTTACCTGCAGTTCACCGGAAATTCCAATGAATCAGGCGGCAGTTTTCATATCAGTGGCAGGTTGTTGTCCTGCCGCCTGTTCGGAAACAGCTCCGGCGGTTGTTTCAGCGGTTACTTCAGCAGGCTGTTCTTGGGACTGTCCGGCAGCCGGTTGTTCGGTTGCTTTGTTTCTGCCTTTGTTTCTGCCTTTGCCCTTGCTTTTGGCGCCCGCCTGTTCCGCCACGGTTCCGGCAGTCGTTTCTACGGTCACTGCTGCCGGGACTTCGGCAGGTTGTGGTACCGGTTGTTCCGCTTCTCTTGGCAGCGCCACACGGAAACCAAGCGCATCAAAGGACGCTTTTGCGGCGGCGTGGATAGCTTTCTTGTAGTCACGTGCCGTGCGTTCAAAGTCCTTTTTGGTCGGTACAAGACCGATTTTTGCCCATACGGACTCTTCCAAGTCGAAGCGTTTCACCGTTTCACCCTTTTCGGTGCGGAAGATGACGGCACACGGAGTTGTGGCACGGAGTTTCGAGCGGATGCCGTCGTTCGCCTCACGCAATTTGATTTCTTCGGCTTTGACAGCCCAGAAAGTCATCACCACATTTTTCCACACACGGAAAATTTCATCCTGCGTCTTGTCTTTCGGTTCATAATCCGCACCGAAGAACTGTTGGGCGGTTTCTTTTTCATTGCCGTCACGGTCTGTACTTTTGTACACAAGGATCACGCCTTTCAACCCGTTCACCAAATTTACAAACTCTTCTGAATTTAATCTGCTTGTTGCCATAATGATAAAGTATTAGTTACTACGCAAAAGTGCGTATTGCGAGCACTTCCGGAATCGAACCGGAAATCTCACATTGCTGCGAAATGTGGCAGCCATTGCCACGTGCCCATAACCCGCCCATGTATTTCACCCTACATGCGCGGGTTTTAATTCATTTCCGCAACTTTCTTAACGTGCCCTATAGTTTGCTCGCAAAAAAATACTATATTTGCAATGTTAAATGACAAATATCTGTAACTTCGCATCATGGCAAACGCTCGCTTACTCCAATTTCGACAAGACGTTTCTTTGGCACGTCCCGGATCTTTTCCAATCCGGCAGATAACTTTAAGGTGAGGCATTTAGGCGTTTTGCCGAGCCGGGTATTGCGCATAACATTGGCATATACATTTACCGGCGTCCCCTATACGGATAGTTTTTACCGCTATCGTGCATTTTATTCCGAGCGCACTGGGCGCAATTATGGCATTATTCTTACACGTCCTTTTTCATACAACTTGCACTCCCAAATTTGCGTGCTTTGTGTATGCGGTCTAAAAACACGTTTTTAGCCGTTCCAACTTGCTACATTGGTTTGTAGTCTTGCTCGGTGTGGTTATTTAACACCCTATTTAATCGCTCCAAAGCGAACAAGCGAATTTTTGATTTTCCAAGCCTCAAAAATAGGTTTCCCACAAAAAAGGCTTTTTGTTTCTCGCTCTTGGCGGTCTTTGTTTTTCTGTTTTTTAGTTATCTATTTTTTTTCTTTTTTTCTCCGTACTTGTTTGCCGTTTGTTTGGCTTTCGAGTACATGACTATTATAAAACTGTTTTTCAGAACTGCAAAACTTTTTGAGAATTTTTTTTTAGATTGTTTCAAAAACACCCCTTTTGCGAATATGGTACGCATACGCGCGAAGAGAATTACTAAACCATTAAATATCAGTAACATATAAAATAATAGCTTTTGAGAAAAAAATTTTTTTCATTGCAAAAAACGAAAAAAGCCCGTTTCTATATGTATATTAAAATAAAAGTTTTACTATATATTTAATTATCAATGGTATAGGTCTGAATAAATATCCAAATTAGATAAAAACAGAATGAAAATATATATATTGCTTTCATTTTGTAACTAATAATAAAAAAAAAGTCTGTTTTATGTTTACTTTATATAAAAGTAAAACAAATAACTTGTTATAAATCAATATAGTAACAATTTTAAAAAGAAACGGGTGGGTGTACTCCAAGGTGCGGATTCGATTTCTATCCTCGGGGCATTTTTCCAAATCCCGTTTTTTAAAACGGCCCAATATGGGGCCCTGCCATAAAATTGTAAGCGGACGTCAAAAAATATATAGTAGCGGGGACATGGACTTACAGCGGTTTTAAATACAATCATAACTGTTATTCCGGCATTTATAAGACATTCCCAAGCCACAGATACACATACTTCCGGTTTTCATGGATATACAGACTTTCAGAAGATTTTCGTTTCTTGCGGGTAAGGCCGGTTTTGGGGAACATCGGAAATGTGGGCATAAATATATAGTGCCAAAGTATCCGGCTCTTGGTATATATTCTTGATTGTACCGGTAAGAAACGGCTTGTTGGATTCTGTAAAACAGCATGTTCAAATGGAATTTTCATCGGTAGGGATTACGCTGTAATAGTCTATTTATTAACCATATAGAATATATACGGAAATGCATGTGTATGATTCTTGACTTTTTTGTATGTTTTTTGTGATTTTGTATAAGAATCCTGAGAATTGGTGTTTAAACGCCTGTCTTTTTGCTGAATAATGTGTATATTTGCCATAATGTTTCTCTTGTGTATGAAACATGGCTTTTGAATGTTACAGGAAGGAAGCGAAGAAAAGGATGAATAATGAAACCATATCGTAGAAAGGATATCAGGAATATTCCGGGCGAACTCTCCATAAGCAAGGGGCTGGCCGTGTTCAATGAGGTAACATTGGAGACGGGACTTGTGGGTGATGTTTCCGGCGAGTGTATTTCAGTCCCGGTCAGGGTGACTGCGGACAAACAACTTCTTACGGACGATGTCGTAATGCCCTTGAAAGATTGCCGGGAGGCGGATACGGAACAGAAGATTGCGTTACAGCGTCTGTTGAACAAACGGCATCTGGTATGGGACAGGCGCAAAGGCGCATTGTCGGAATCGATGTACATACCCAAAGACGGGCAGCAGGTGAAAGTGAGTCTTTTGGACGAGCATGTCATATTGGGGGCGTTCAAGGAGATTGACAGGAAAGGGAATCTTGTGCTGTATTGCCTGATGGAGGAGGACGGCACCCTGCGTCATTCACTGCATGAGGAAATCGGCGTTGCGGAGAATTGGCAGATTACCCCGATAGGAACCAGTGCCCGCAGCCGGTTTGCCGATGCGCTGCACCGGGAAGGGATTGTATGGAACGGACGGCTGAAACGCCTTGAACCGCTGGAAATGCATATCAATCGCGGAGGGAAATACTATTACCTGAATGATGTCCTGGAAATCTGTGAATGCAGGGACAGCAGCCGGCCGTCAGACAGAAAGCGACTGGAATGTGGAAACTATTTCAGGGAACGTAAGGATGCCGAACTGGTGCGTGACTGTGTACGTTCCATCGTCAAGCTGAACCGGGGCAAGGATGTCAGGCGATAAACACGACAGCAGGGGTAGAATATTATTCTATCGTTCTCTCCTTTAGGAATCTGAAGGGGAAGTGGCCTTTCTTTTTTTGTTCTTTCCCTTATAAAAACAAAAACAGACGGCGATGCCGTCTGCTATCTATCTGTTTCTTTTTTGGTATCTTTTTTCTTTGCTCCAAAGAAAAAAGTACATCTACCGTCTTCTTCTTGTATGATACTACTTATAGTATTGTTGCTACATTTGTAACACCCCTCGTCTCAGTTATCCGGTACATTTGTATCATCTTCAAGGTAAAAAGAACGGGGCGTCCGGGGCTTCTCCCCCCGGCGCCATATTTTGTTTCAATTTAGACATCTGTTGCTTGTCGCATATGGCTACGGACATAAAAAAAACAGACGGCATGCAATGATACCGTCTGTTATTCTTCCATGTGCCTCTTTTCAGGGCGGACATGTTCCGTGCTTTTGCCCGTTCTCCTTCCAGAGGTAAACCTCCTTGTCGGAGACGGACATCACTGTTCTTTTTTCCACATCAAACACCTGCCGGCAGAATGCCTTGGCACAAAAGGATGTTTTCAGTTCCGCCAGTATTCTCACGAGCCTGTCATAAGCATGCATGTCCCAGAGATAATCATACATTACGCCAAGCGGAACCCGTTTAAGCAACCCCATGCATGTTGCCTTCTTCACGCATTTATCAAAAAGGCGCGAACCGATCTCCATGCTCTCCATATGATACTGTTTGCTACGCAAAGTGTCATATCCCTTCTCCCGCAGACGTGTGCGGTCCGCCATGTACATCATGAATATGACCTCTTCCGGTGGAAATGCTCCCACCAGTCCGCTGAAGCATTTCAGAAACGGTATCACGGCCGCTTTTTTTTCATTATCTTCTTTCATGGCGCGCTATTTCCCGGAAACGTCCGTTTGTGAATTTCCTACTTCATCATCCCTTATTGCGGGGTTGACATAGAAGTGGCATATTTTACCATTTCGCATCGGTTTATACACGGAGTAACCCAGTTTCCTGGCATAACGTCCCACGGAAACCCGGTTGGCGAACTTGCCGGTATGTTCCGTCAGGTGTGCCGCCATCTCCTCGACGGTCATTCTGCTTTTTAATTCCATATCATTGCTTTTATTTGGTTTCATGGTAAGGATAGCCATGACCGGTGCAAATTGTTTTCAATTGATATGAATTAATAAGAGACGGCCATGAAATCGGCACGGAGGAATTAACGGGTTATATTTTAGCCTCATTCACGGAGCCGTCTCCTGACTATTTCTCCATCAGCCGGCAGATCTCCCGTATCGTACCGGCATTCCGTTCGTCCAGCCACTCCCTGGCCACGTTCCAGGAGAGCGATTTGCTGAATTTCAGGTTCTCCTTTGTGATGGTGTGATATGACAGTCTTCCTTCCGTAGGTTTGAGTCCGGTGGAGTGCAGCCCGCATAAGCCGTCCCGGAAAAATGTACATCTTCCGGCTTCCTGCCTGGCCTGTACCATTGGTACAATGCCCGGAGTTTTTCCATGCAACAATCCCACGGCCCATCCGGTGGGTGCCAGCCTCTCCTTATATCCGGCTTTCAGTAGCCGCAGGATATCTTCCGGCGTACCAAGGCACGGGGTGTGGCATTGCCGCCTGCATAGCGGACAGCGGCATTCCACCGGACGCCTTCCTGTCTTGCGGATTATCCGCTGTAATGCTGTCTCCATTGTTATGCGCCCGGTAAATGATATTCCGGATTCTTTTTCCGCCATAACTCTATGATGCATTCACGGCCGGCCTGCGTCCAACGTTTTGTCGAACCGAAGGTATATACCTTTCCCCGGCTGTTCTCCCATGTGTAGGGGACATCACATTGCCATGCCCGGCAGGAGGGGAAGACCACCCACTGCCGTTTTTCGTACTTGCAGATTCCTTCCTCGGCAAGAAACTGATGCAGCTGTCGCGGGGAGATACCGAGCTCGTCGGCGATACGTGTGCTCTTGAACCAGTCCCTGTTCTCGATGAACTCCTCGTAGAAGACAATTTTGGGCATGGAGTCGCGCACCACTTTCCGTAGTTCCCGGATCAGTTCCTTTGCCGCCTCCATATCTTGCGGCATGGGACAATCCAGGCAAGGCATATTGGGGGGCGCCGGCTTCGGATGTTCACGAATGGCGGTCGTCGGGCGTCTCATGGACAGCTTTTCGATAGCTTCACCGCACCATTCCGCCAGGGACAGGTCTTCCGGTGCGACCCACCGGACCAACGGTATGATAAGGGGGGATTCCAGCCAGGTCGCCCCATGTCCACGTCCACGCGTGGTGAAGATTTGCGACTCATACTTTCCGGTACGTCCGTTACCCGCCATCTCCCTGCGGAGCATATCTGTAGAGGCAATGCGGAGCCACTCGGATGGAATCTTCCCGAAATGCATCGTGATCTGTGTGGCGTTGACCATCAGCTTGTCACCGATGCGCCGGAATGTGACAGGAAACCCTTCCATGAAATGAAGGATTGTGTCATTCTGGACCGCGGAGTGCAGATCATCAGACTCCAGTTCCAGAAGCTGGTTGCCCCATGCCTCCAGCTCGTCGAGCATGTCGCGGGGTATAATAGTCTCCTTGCGCACCATCCGCAAAAGCCTGCGCATATCGACGGGCCGGAAACTCCACTGCTCCCGTCCGTTCTTCCGGAAACTGATCCTCAATGCCGTCGGGCAGATACGGGCGATGGCCCCGTCTTCAAGCAGCTCGCTCCGTTTAAGTATGTTACATACGTCCATGGCACAGATGTGCAGATGGCCGCTGTGGTTTCGGGAAACCCGTATGTTCCAGTCCCGAAACGGAATGTTCCTATTCTCTCTCATAGTCATTTCCTCCTTTCTTTTTGTTGTCAGATTTATGTTTATTTTCAAGCAAGGCCCGCTTGTGGGCCATTTTGCGCACCGGATAGTATGTACGTTTCTCACCGCAAAGGGCATCATAATCCTTCAGCATCAGCGTGCCAAGGTCGGACAGTTCGATCTCGACATCCGGATGCAGATGTCTGAAATAGAGCCCACCGCTGCATACGTACTTGCCCGTGCAACAAAATGAAATGGCCTGCAAGTTGCCTTTTGTCAGTTCCGCCGCACTATGCAGCGAGCGCGTAATGGCGACGAGAACCTGTGCCCCGTTGAAAATGAGCACCATTTTCGGCCGTTTAAATGTACTACGTCTCATGTTGTCCTAATATTTGCGTTAATTCCTCCTTTGTAAATCTAAGGCCGGCAGTCTGTACCAGCCAAGTGTCTGAAACGGTAAATCCACCGGACAGCAATTCGGACATGCGCTCCAGAAGGTAGGCACCGAATGCAGGATCGATGTAAACGACAAATAATAGAGCCAGACATTCATCAATTAACAGATGTCCCGACGCCTCGTCACGGATAACCATGTTTTCCTTGTCTATTCCGTAAACATCCGTCAGCGCTGTTATCCAATGATGGAAAGAGGCGCGGAAGTCACGGACGTTGTGCCGGTGTGCGTCTCCCCGGGCCCGGATAAAATGTGTTGCGTCGAAATAGACCGGTCCGTCCTCCTGTGACGTTCCAAAAAGCAAATCGGGGAATTCCCTGTACCGGACTGTCCGGCAGGGAATCTTTTCTTCTTTCATGTTCTTTTTCCCATTGTTTTCAAATTTGTATTTAACATTGTGCAAATATATATCTTTTTATGGTGAAATATCACAAAAAATAAGACTGTTTTTTCGCTTTTATTTAATCGATTATCGTTGATAATAAGCAATTTACAGAAAATTCAAATCGAAATATCTATATATTTGGTTGTGTTATTTCGTTTTGCAAATCAAGCATTAAGAAGCCTGTTTTTCATATACTTTTTTTTGTACAAAACTTCTCTCCCGCCGGCTCTCTACTCTTTAGGTAAAAAAGCAAAAAATATGGTGACATCGGACAATTCATTTGGCGGGGAGCTTTTGGAGAGCATATTCAGGACCTCCAAGAAAACCATTCAGGAGTATGTCCGCGAAATCGAACGTAACAACCGCTACCGTTCATGCCGCCAGGATATAAGTTCAGGATACATCCTTGATGACCGTGCCAGGCTCATTGACCTGTACGAGGCCTGCCTGCAGCAGGATGCGCATATACGGTCGGTGGTTGAAACTTTGGAGAGCCAGATACTCGGCGACCGTTATATGCTTGCGCATGTGAACGGGAAAGGGAAATATACCAAGGACGTGGTGAACTCGCAAAAGATACAGGGCTCGCAATTTGACAAGATAATCAAGGGTATCGTGGAAGCCAAGCTTTACGGGTATACTTTACTTGAAATCATGCCGTATGTTGATTCCGGAACAGGCAGGCTGGCGGAAGTCAACATCATCGAACGGCGCAATGTACTGCCGGACCAGAGAGTTGTACTGAAAAGGCAGGGGCTATGGGAGCCGCATTGGGATTTGCGCAATCCGGCCTACCGCCGTTGTTATGTGCTGGTAACCTCGGGTGACCTTGGGCTTTTTTCTGCCACAACGCCATTGATACTCGCCAAAAAGTTCACGGTGGCCAATTATGTTAACTTCTCCCACACCTACGGACAACCGATCATTCATGGAAAGACGGTCAGTGAGAGCAATGCCGACCGCAAACGGCTGGCCGGTGAAATAGCCAATGCGGCGCAGAACAAGGTCGTGGTCACCGGCATCGAGGACGAGGTGGACATCAAGACCTTCACCATGTCCAATTCGGAAAAGATATATACCGGACTGATTGACTTTGTCAACAAGGAGGTTGCCAACCTTGTGCTCGGTTCCGAGTCCATGGCCGGAGGGATGCAGTCGTATGTGGGTTCCACAAAGGCGCATCAGGACATTTTCCGTGACCGTATCGAGGTTTACCGCAGATATATCGAGAATGTCATGAATGAGGAGATAATCCCCCGGCTGGTAGCCATCGGATATATTCCTGCAGGACTGGAGTTCAGGTATTCAAACCGGATAGAGATGAATAACGAGGACCGTATCAGGCTCTATTCGCTCATTACAGAAAAATACGAGGTTGCGGCTGACGAAATCGAGAAGGAGTTCGGAATCAATGTGGGCAGGCAGCTTAATGCCATTCCGGTTATGGGGCTTGAAGCGGATGGCGGCCGGTACATTCCCGGCCATAACGACCGCGGTATCATGTCGGACGAAGAGTATTTCCGGCGTTACGGGCATCCCCGGGGGGCAAAGGTCGAAAATTTTTTGCGGGGAACGGAGTAATGGCCCGGCTTCCGTTCCCAAACGGTGTTCCATATGGAGCCGTCAGGGCGTCCGCTTCTCAGGAATCCGGTACGGAAAAGGAGTACCGTGTCATATTTGAGGCATTCCGCAGGTTCATTCTCCACTACGAAAACAGTGCCGAACGCCTCGATATTATGGAGGATATCATCACTTTGCGTGCTTCTTTCTTAATGGACAAAGCGTTGACAGGTTTACGTATTGACCTGGACCGTGCATTGGAGATTCTGAGAAACCATAATAGCTTTACGACGGAGAGAGAGCGGCTGCAGCGTGACATTCTCATCGCTGCCATAGACAACCTGGTTGATTTTGCGGCGGCCGAAGAGTATGCGATGTTCAAGGATATGCCTGAGACAGTGGATGAACGGGATATGGATACATACGGGGAGATATGCCGCCGGTATAACTTTATTTATGCGGAGAGAGAGAACAGCCAGGTGCTTTTCGCCGCTTCGATGGCGGCATGGTGGCTCACGGTGGATACGGATACGGTGCTGACCTATATGACGCAGGGAGACGAACGGGTACGGGCGTGGCATCTGTCCCTCGAAGGGCTCTCGTACCGCAAATCGGAATTCCCGCCGGAGTTGATACCGCCCATTGAGTGGGGATGCCGTTGCTATCTGGTAGCGGACGGGTTCGCCACGGTACGGGCTGCACTGCCCGTTCCGGAAAATTACAGGAAGAGGATCGATCCTGTCTTCCGGGAGAGCCTGGCCACGGGTGGACGCATTTTTTCCAGGGCACACCGCTATTTCGACATGCCGCTGCCGGAGCATATGACTAAAATTGTAAAACGGATAAAAGAAAAATTTCATGCAAAAGATAACACTCGATGAATTTTGCGCCCATTGGGTGAGGGAAAGGGGAAAGGGAGGCTGGGATCCGTTCCTGCCCAGCCGTCTGGCGGGTAACACGTTTGATTTTTCCACCGAGGCCGGACAGTACAGCCGGCGGCAGTTTCTTGCCTCCTTTCCCTCGGGAGGTTTCTGCGGCGGCACATGGGCGCCACGTACCTCCCGTTGGGGGCGGAAGTTTACACATCCGGTCATGAATGACACGGGAGCTCTTGCCGCAGGTATCAAGGGAGAAGCGGACAGGACCGATATCAGGGGTCGGCGCAGCGACGGCAGCCGGATATTCCGTAAAGGGGCCCGTTACTCGATATGGACTACCGAGAAGAGCATTCCGATTAAGGGCAAACGGGGACGCAGCAAGAACCGCTACGGGCACTATGCCGCCGTACACAATACCGACCCGAAATTTGGTCTGTACACCGTGAACCAGCATTCTTCACGTCGTCCCGTACACCGCCAGTTCATAGGTTTCTCCCCGAAGATAGAGGATTACATCGCTGATAATTTTATGGATATGATTTTTAAAGGATTCCCGGGCGTATGATAAAGGACAAGCATTCCGTAGGACAACCGTATCAACCGGCTCCCGTGCAGGAAAGCCTGCCGGAAGAAGTGTCCGAAAATCCGTTTGTGAACATGTATCAGGCCGTGAAGCGGGCCATACAGACCATAAAAGAGGACCCGGACGATCCGCTCTCACCTCCCTTTTTCAAGACCATAGCCATTGACAACGGACAGTTCGCCCGTATCGTACGTGCGGAAAACACGGAATATGAGACCGTTTTTCCGGCCGTCTTTATCCATTTCGTCAACGTGAGGTACCTGGTGCAACAGCAGAGAATCGGCGAGGGGCGCGCCACCATGCGTGTACGCTTCATTCTTAATACGCTCAACAACGGGGACGAGGATAGGGAGTGCGAGTCATTCATCGTATTCCAGAGGCTGAACGTGGCCATTCAGGACGCCAAGAACAGGGAACCCGCCCTTAACGAACGGTGTAACCTGACCTATTTTGACATGCCGACCACCACTAATATGCTCCAGGCGTATTGGGTGGACTATGAGGTATGGTTCCGGGAGTCTTCCGCATGGAAATACAGGGACTGGGTAAAGCGCTATCTGGTCATGCCGCCTTTCACGCAGCATGGCGATGCGCCGCAGCATGACGGAGGCGGGCACGGATATCACCCTGAACCGGGCTATGATAAGGCGACAGGATTCAGTCAGGCGGTGGAAACAGGCGTACATGGCGGGAACAAGGATGAGATTTCCGGCATTTGATGGTGGGGCTTTGCACATTCACGACATGGGTATCCGAAGGGGGGGCGGCGCTTCGTCCGTTCAAACAATGCATGGTCATTTTTCGATTAAATGTCATTATTCCGGGAAGCAAGTTCCGCCACCATATCCAAATGTCTTGTAAAATGATCTTAAAGTTGCGTGGCGTGCAGGTGGACAGCCCGTCCGGAACTGTTTTTAACCCATAATCTTGTCTAACGCCTACTCTTCCATAAAAAGAAAAACATGAGTACAGAAGAATTGCAATATGTGGTGGGTGAAGCAAAAACGGGTGAACCTGCCGTTATCCGTTTCTTCGGCCGCGTAACGGAAGAAACCACCTCCCGGTTCAATGACGAGTTCGACTTTCTTGAAAATATTATCCGTCCATCCTGTATCCGCGTGTTAATCAATTCGGAAGGTGGCAGTGTCCTTTACGGCATGTCCACTTATTCCACCATCGCCAATGCCAAAGTGGACACAGAATGTGTCATCGAGGGCGTGGCGGCGTCAATGGCTTCCATTATCTGGGCTGCGGGCAAACGTTCCCTTATGCGGGACTACGCCATTTTAATGATCCATAATCCTATACTGCCGGACAATGACGGGGAAGAGCCTTCGGACATGCTGTTGGCTTTCACCAGGCAGATAGAAACGATTTATCGGAAAAGGTTCGGTTTGACCAAGGAGCATGTGCGCGCCATTATGGACGGGCAGGCCGGCAAGGACGGGACTTGTTTTGATGCGCAGGCTGCCGTAAAAGCGGGCATCATTCCATCAGAGAACATTATCCGTACATCGAAGCAGCTCTGTCGCAAAGTACATGACGAGATTGCCGGACTGGCGGACACGGCGGCCATTCAGGAGTTGATGGGCCGCGTCAGTGAGGGGAATAAACCTTTTGAGGATATTTTTCCTACTCTTACAGAAACAGAAAACGATATGGCAAACGAAAACAAGACACAAGGTTTTGAGTACGGGGCGATTGCCGCCTCGCTGGGCATGAAGGACGGAGAAGTCAAAGACGTGATGGCCCGTATCTCCGAACTGGCAGCGATGGAACCTAAATACAAAGAGGTGCAGAAAGCCCTGAGTGACGCACAAACGGTCATAGCCGGTAAGGATGCTGCAATCCGGAACTTGCAGAAGGATCTGTCCGCTGCCACGGCACGTCTTTCCACTTACGAACAAAAGGAGAAGGACGAGAGGACATCCCGCATCGAAACACTGGTGGAAAACGCCATTGGCGAAGGCAAGATTGACCGTGAGGCAAAAGCGCAATGGGTGGAGATGGCGGAGGCCAACTTCGAGTTGGCGGAAAAAACACTGGCTTCCATCCCCGCGCGTGAGATCATCTCCAAAGAAATCGCCAATGACCCGGCCAACATCCAGGCCGTGGCGGAGGCGACCAAGACGGCCGAGCAGATGATGGCCGAGAAGGTGGCCGAGGTAGTCGGTGCGGATTTCAAGTTCCGCAAACTCTGACAGGCAGACATCCGATCTTAATTGACATGCCGGAGGCCGCAGGGCCTCGCGCGGAAACACAAGTATCCGCCAGTCGGCCGAGGTTCACATTTCAACGGAAAAACTTAAAACGACAATGGCCGATACAGTAAATTTTCTTCAAAATGGATATAGCGGCGAGGTTCTTGAGGACCTGCTGACCTATACCGTGCAGGGTAATGATACGGTTCGTGAAGGACTGATCCATATCAAGACGGGCATCCAGCACCGTTATACACTCCCTGCCATCAAGCTGGGCAATATCATTCAGGACAATGTGCCGACCCCACAGCCCATTCACGGTTCCAAAGGGGATGACGGCTCGAACGAGTACCAGTTCACCGAACGGTATCTTGAGCCATCCGATTTTATGGTTTACCTTGAATTCAATCCCAGGGACTATGAAAAGTACTGGCGTTTCGCACAACCGGAGGGCAGTCTTGTATTCCGGGAACTTGACCCGAAAATCCAAGCCACGATGCTTCGCTTGCTCATGGACAAAAAAAACGAATACATCGGTAATGCCATATGGACCTCCGCACGTGGCGGAGATACGGTGGCAAAAATCACTGCACCGGAAGGCTGTACGAAAATTGGTGCCAACAAGGAGAAGTATTTTGATGGTGTTGTCAAGCGCATCCTCGACAATGTAAGCTCTACGGACACGCAGGTAGTTGCCGGCGGACAGTGTATCGTTTCGGGAACGACCGAGCTGACGGACGGTGCGGCGGTGGAAGCGGCTCTTTATGCGATGTGGAAAAAATGTCCCAAACAAATCCGCAAGAAGACATCCTTGGCCTTTGTGGTGGGATGGGATGCTTGGGACGCGTATGACCAGTATATCTCGGACAAACAGGTCAAATACTCCGAAAATACCGAGGTCAACCGCTATCGCTTTAAAGGCAAGAGGATTATCCCGATCGTGGGAATTCCCGAACATACGATGGTGCTCGGCGAGTTTTCCACCGGGATGGACTCCAATCTTTGGATGGGGGTGGATTATGCCAACGATACGGATATTCTGAAAATTGACCGGTTGCAGGCCAACTCCGAACTGTTCTTTTTCCAGATGCGCATGAAAATGGACGTGAACATTGTCCGTCCCGCGGAGATCGTGGTGCATACCGCCTACAAAAAGAGCGAATAACACACCTTTCTTCATTTTTCAATATCCACCCGGGGAGCGGAGGTCAGAGCCCCGTTCCCCATTTTTATTCCACTGTTATGGCAAAAAAAATAAATACGGAGGAGGAACCTCAAAAAGAAGGCAATAAGGTTGCCGCACCGGAACTTCCGGCGGAAGCAATACCGGAAACGTCCGAGAAAACATCCGCTACGGTTGAAGACAAACGGCCCGTCCCGGCTGAGAATACAGGGAATACGGAGGACGAGGCGGCAGACCCGTATATACTGGCCCTTTTGGAAAAATTCCCTGCATATCCGTCCCTGTATATCGACAGGCATGGTGGAACCTACACTCCGGACACGGCGGCAACTGTCAGAGGCGGGGCTGTACTTTACAAAAACCCTTTTTATAACGAACTTAAAACAAAACCATAATGGCACTCGGCAATGTCTTTATCAAGGATGTGGACGGCAATATCCCTTACGAAACCGGTTCTTCCAACGAGAAGGTGACGGGATTATTGTTTGATATTTCCCTCCAACCCACACTCTTTACGGAAGGGTATGGCAAAACCAATGAAACAAAGCTTAAACCGGGTGATGTATGCTACATCACCTCATTCAAGTCCGCCGTTAAGGATTTCGGTATTGTTGAGCGTGTGGAGGCTACCGACGAGGAGGAGATGAACGTCAATTTTCTGCATGGTATTCCTGCCTACCATATCCGTGAGTTTTTCCGGATGTCAGGCAATCTGAACGGTTCAGGAAAACTCTATGTGATGTTTGCTGACTGTTCTGCAAACTGGGACGCACTCGAAATCATGCAGCGTGCCGCCGGAGGCATGATCAACCAGATGGGAATTTGGACGGAACAGCCGCTGTGGAAAGCGAACGGGACTTCCGGAGAGTACAATCTCAACCTGGTAAAGGGGCTTAATGATGTGGCTGTAGGGCTTGCCGGACAGAACCAGCCCCTGTCACTCATACTCTCCGCCAATCCATCCAATACAGGGGCGGACACGACTGAGGGACGTCAGATTGACTTGAATAGAATACCGTCATGTATCTGTGAATCAAGTCGTATCAGCTGTATATTCGGCCAGGCGCATCACGAAAAGATCTCCACGATGCAGATGCGCAACAAGAATCACACACCGGTAGGATTCTTGGGCGCGGTCATGGGTGCCATTGCCAAGGCGAACGTCCATGAATCCATAGCATGGGTCAAACAGTTCAACCTCTTCACGGATGATTTTCAGGAGATAGAGCTGGGGTTCGGTGATATCAGCCTTGACGAGGCGGAGGAACATTTTATCAGCCTGAACCGGTATGAGTCGTTGTCCCCGTCACTGCTTGACGAACTTGATGACAAGGGCTATATTTTTCCCATCAAGTACGCCGGACGTGAGAACGGTATTTATATTTCAAAGGACCGGACCTGCTCAACGGGTGATTTCCGCACCATCGCAAGGAACCGTACTATCAACAAGAGCCGCCGCGCCGTGCGTGCCGCACTGTTGCCGTATGTGAATTCCCCGCTGATGGTCAATCCTTCAACCGGGTTTCTTGCCCCGTCGAAGATCACCGCATTCAAAACACTCATCGGGGATATATTGGCCAAGATGCAGGCGGCACAGGAAATTTCAGGATATGCTGTCACTATCGATCCGAACCAGAATGTACTGGTGGACGATACGCTCCGCATCTCCTATGTCCTTGTGCCTGTCGGGGTGGCCGTGGAGATTTATGTAGAGGAAGGACTTTCATTAACCGCAAACAAATCATAGAAAATGGCAATAATTAATAATGTGGCATATTCATGGTCTATGATAACCCTGTCATCGACCGCCCTGGGAATTGACGAGGGATCCACGACCCTTGAAGGTGTGTCCGCTATCAAATGGTCGAAAAAACGTAAGGTGGAAAGTAACTATGGCATGGGTGGAAAACCTGTCAGCCGCGGATTCGGAAACATTACCTATACGGCGAGTATCACAATGGACTATGCCACGCAACAATTGTTGCGTTCAGTCTATGGCTCCTTGCTCGAAATCGGTGAGTTCGACCTGATCATCAGCTTTGCCAACCCCATGGCCAGTGATGACTGGACGACCACAACGGTGACACTCAAAGGATGTATCTTTACGGAGGACTGTCTTGAGTCGCAGCAGGATGATACCAACATCACGCATGAGTTCGACTTGAATCCGTTTGATATCCAGATAGGTAACGGCGATACAATCTGACTTGTCATGAATGTGACCTTTGAAGGAAAATCTTCCACCGGAAAAAATGAATGGCTTACACCTCCTTGTTTGCTTGACAGGTTGGGAGAATTCGATTTGGACCCGTGTTCACCGGTAAACCGTCCATGGGATACGGCGAGGCATCACTACACCGTCGGGGATGACAGGTTACGGCAGCCATGGTTCGGGCGGGTGTTTTGTAATCCGCCCTATGACACGCCGCTGATTGTCCGCTTTATCCGTAAATGTGTGGAGCACCGGAATGCTATTGCGCTCACTTTTGCCCGCACGGACACCCGGCTGTTTCATGAACTGATATTCCCTTATGCGGACACAATACTTTTCATCAGGGGGCGGCTCAGGTTCTATCATGTCACCGGAGAGCAGGGAGGCACTGCCGGGGCGCCATCCTGCCTGATCTCCTTTAACAGGGAAAATACCGCCGCCCTGAAAATGTGCGGTATCGAAGGGAAATTGGTAGCTCCCCGATTTTTATGATCATTTCCTGGTCGGGTATGCTGAAATTGGCCTGTCTGTCGGAAACGTAATTCCGGCGGACAGGCCGTCTGGTATATCCAAGCCCGGGCTATATGGAAATATGCGCTTCCCTGTCAAAGGACAGGTGCTCATTGCCGGACACATATCCCAATTGGTTACAGATACATCGGGTATGGCCGATAACCTTGTTTATATTACGGTGGGAATGACCGTAAATCCAGTATTCAACCGGACTGTCTGCAATAAAGTCCCCCAGCTCGACAGTAAAGGCCCCGTTTAGCGGACTTCCTCTGAATTCCGCAGCCATCAACTCGAATGACGGCACATGGTGCGTGGCGACAATGATATGTCCGGCCGTACTCTGCATTACGCCCTGTTTTAAAAAACGAAGACAACGTGAATGCTCGTCGTTGAATCTTGTATAGTCCAACGGCTCACTGCCATGGCGTATCCTGCGGAAATCGGTGATGGCACTTTCCGTCACATAGGCATCCTGCAACGGAATATGGGACCAGAGTGTGGTAGCAATCAGGTCGGTATCTTCATCCAATGAAATAACGGAGTTGTAGTGGCAGGTGATGTTTTCCCTGATTTTAAGCGACCAGCCGTTATACAGTTTGTCAATGTCGAACATTTTATAAAACTCGTGGTTGCCGGGGATCACTATGACCTCCCTGTAATTTTCGGAAGCCCAGTCCCAAAACGGATGTCTGGAATAGTTCTCGTCACCGATATATCCAATGTCACCGGCAAGCACAAGCACTTCTCCGGAAACAGACAACGGATCGTCCCTCAAGAGGCAACTGTTCTCCCTGAATTCAAGATGAAGGTCGGAAGCATATTGAATTTTCATCATTGCGTTATAAAATTATCCTTGAGTTGTTTCAACAATTGTTCTGCTGTAACGTCTTTCAGTCCGGCTGATTTGAAAAAGTCCGCATTGGGCAGTTCGTCCTTAACACTCTCACAGAATCCGGCAATGTCTTTCTTGAGAGTGTCGGGTACCGTATGGATATCTGCCGGAGAAAGCATTGCAGCCAGTCTGAACACATCTTTCTTATGTTTGGCAATATGCCTGCTGTCCACCTGCTCTCCATTGTCCTTTCGTCCGAGCATTTCCAGATAAGCCTTGCATTTCAGACAGATAAGGCTTTCAATATTGGCAATATGCACTCCGTATTCCAGTCTGCTGTGGGCAATTGTAAAATTGTAATAATCATCATCCATCAGAATGGCGGACAGGCTCGACAAGTCCTCGTCAACCGGAACCGGTGTGATATGGGCATCCTCCGGGAAATTGACAAGTCCGGGATTTCTGGAAAAAAGTTCCACCTGATAGGGGAATTCCGGGGCTGACGGCTCCTTGAACCTGTAATATTCATGCCGCTGTTTCCCTTCGCCCGTTCCTTTGTTCCGACTCACATATCCGGCGACTTTTACGAACTCCCAAAATTTAGCGACAAAATCTGAAGACAGGGCTTCCACTATCAGAATAATGTCTATGTCCTTGGTCGCCCTCGGATTCTGTGCATATATTTCCTCATGCACTTCGCAGGCGGTACCTCCGATAATGACATAGTTGTCTTCGTAACCTGCAAAAAAATCTTTGAATTTCTCTATACCTCTTACCATTGCATATTATTTATCATGTTCTCCAATTCTATTTGAATCCGTTCGTCCCCGATATCTTTCATGGACAGGAATAAAGACAGCTTGTCCACTATTCCATTGTCCTGTAACAGTTTCGGATTGTAACGCCATATTTCAATACGGTTCTCTCCATATTCCTTGTCTGTCCGGAACTGCAACCTGCGGAACTCTTCTTTCGAAACCGCATAGCTGCCGTTCCTTTCCCTGTTGAGCATCGAATATTCCGACAGGGCATTCACGCCGCTTATGGAAAGAGTGTCATCCGGGCGGATATCCGTATACACCACCCGTTCGACGGGGTTCGCCAAAAACGGCAGCGCCCTGTCCCATAGTTCATGTTTTGCGGATTTGAATTCCAGACTCTTTGTCTTAATCCCGGACAAAGTTACGATTTCTTTTTCCTCCAACCATCTGACCGCCCGGTTTGCATTGGCATAAGAGACTTTAAACAGGTCTGCAATCTCATAAGTACCCTTGCCGGCAAGGGAATTTACTTCCAGATGATAAAGGATGGCACATTGGGCTATCGCCGGAATTTGTGTCCCTTTTTCCTCTTTGGGGGCCTTTTGAGGTTTCAGGTCAATCAGTAAATCCGGTATGAACATCTGTCTTGGCGGTATAATGAAATTTACGCGTTGTCTGACAAGGCGTTGTATGTTATAAGACGCCATCATGTCAAATACAAATATTACCGGATGCCGGATCTTCCGTTCGACCAGTTCTTTCTGCCTCTGTATTTGCCCCGGCGTATATGCGGAACTGTCCGTGCTGCATAAAAGAAAGACTTCCCGGCCCAGCAGGTTTGCCGTATAAAAATGGTATCCGGCGGTTATATTGACCGGGAACATATTCAAGACCTCTCTTCCAATGGGTGCAATATCAACCTTCAAATCAAACGTTTCGTTGATATATTGGCTTGTTTTATGTATATAATCATTTGGTTTGCACATAATCATTCATTTTTGATAATGTGCAAATATAGTGATTATATCTTGTTTTACAAATAAATATAATATATTATCTGCTTTTATTCCCTGAAGAATTGTTTTGAACGGGCTCTTGTCCGGAAATGCAGTGTTACGATCAGGCGGTAGTTTCATCATATTATATATGGATAATAAAACCCTATGTTTGCTCCATACCGGATAAAATGTATGCCCATATAATCTTTTCACCGTTCTTTGCCCTACTCTTTCGATGAATCAAAACAATATTCGACATGGACGAAAAAATGCTTTCACTGGAACAGGAAACTAAAATCAAGGAAAAAGCTCTCAAATTGAAAGAAGAGAAGAAGCTCCGTAAAATTTATCCGATGGTGGTCTTCGGAGACACGTCCAACGGCGAGAAAGAGACTTATGTGGCTTATATGTCCGAACCGAACTTTCCACAATTCAGCAAATTCATGGCCGCATCAAAAAAAGACGAGGTCATGGCCATGCGCACACTTGCCCGGGACTGTTTTGTGGATGGCGACAAGGAACTTGTGGATGACGAGTCACTCTTCCTTTTCGGACTTATGGGACAACTTTCCGAACTTATCACCACGCGGCAGAGTCTCCTGGTAAACTTATAGGCCGGTGGGTGGTGACGGACGATCAGCGTATCCGCCAGCGGACTGTCTATATCCGCCACTACTTCCCCGGCGTCAACCTTGACACGATCTCTGACGAGGAGTTCGCCATGCTCTCCGAAGAGGCGCTGTGGCTACACGAGCAGATGCTTGCCAGCCGCATGCCGTTGCCGGTTTCCATGCCGGAGAGGATACCCTGAACGGCCGCTGTAATCCTCCGGGGTTACGGCGGCTTCGCTTTAAACCCCGTCCTTTCCGGTGACACTACTCTTTTAATGCGACATTCCCTTCAATCATGGCTCAGGAACAAAACTATCAGGTCAATTATACCATCAACGTCGACGCCTCGCAAGGCACTAAACAGGTCATAGCTTTCGGTGAGGCTGTGGGCAAGCTGGTGCAGGCGAAAGCCTCGCTGTCCCCTGCGGTAAACAACATCAAGACAATGATGGACGAAGTTGACCGTGTCTTCCGTACCAAAAATGGGAAGAAGCGTAGTTTTGACTATCGGTTGACCATTGACACGAGGAGCAGTGAGGAGAAGCTGGAACGTGTCAAAAACCTGCTTACGGACATTGCGGCCCTTTCCAAAGGCATCAGCCTGACCATTAATGCGGGACAGGTGCTCGACAGCAGGAAAATCAAAACCGCCGCTAAAAATCTTTACGAGAAGAAAGCTGCGGAGATTCGCAAGGCCGAAATTGAGAAAAATGCGGCCTCTTCAGTAGGTACGATGGTCGACGCCCAGAAGCGCATAACCAAGGCCATCGGCAAAATCAATTCCGCCCTGGTTTCCGTGGAGCGCGGCAGGGAGCTGCAAATCAGGACCGATACGACGGAAAATCGGCTGCAACGTGTGCTTTCCCTGCTGGAACGTATCAAGGGGGAATCCCGCCTGGGCATGCAGGGTGGAATGTCCGTGGGGAGCTTGTTTCCTTCCGTTCCCGTTCCTTATGCCCCGGGAACATTCGTCATGCCGGAAAAGGCACAGCAGAAACTGATGGAGCGTCTTTATGCCCGGCAACAGCTGCATCGCCAGAAACTTGCACATGCCGAGGATGTTTTTGCTGCCGACCAGCGTCGCAAGGAGGAATCGGCCCGGGCCTCCGCAGAGGAGAAACGGCGTACCGACGAAGCCCGTACCAGGGAACGGGAACGTAAGGATGCCGCCCGCGAAGCGGAAAAGTTACGCCGGCAGACAGAACAGGCACGCCGGAAAGCCGAGACGGAACAGCGCAAGGCGGAACAGGCGGCAAGAAAACAGGAACAGCGTAACGCGATGCAGTCCGTACGGCTGATGCAACGGGAACATACCGCTGCCGGGACACTTTACCGTAGCAAGCGACGTGCGGCCATCAACCGTATCCAATATTCGAAGGCACCCTCGCTGAGGAATCTGCCTTTCGCTTCCATGCTGAACGCCTACATGGGCTACAGCCTGGTACGTTCGGAACTGTCCGACGCTGTCGAATATGCCAATATCATGAAGTCGGCCAGATCCATCCTGCGCGTGGCCGACATGGATCTGGGATCTTTTGAGACCCGCTTCGACAACATGGCCCGCCATGTCCGCAAGATAGGAATCGATACGAAATATACTGCTGTGGAGATCGCCGGCGCCGTCAAGTTCCTTTCCATGGCCGGCATGGATATCGAGACAATCCACAAATCCATCCGGCCGGTCACGAACCTGGCGCTCATCGGGGACAATGACGTGTCCTATATTGCCGACCTGGCCACGAACATCATGGCCGGCTATGATATCCATAACGACAGTATGGATAGTGTGGCGGACATTATTGCGTCGACCATCTCCCGCTCGAATGTCAATATCATCGAAATAGCGGAATCCTATAAAATGGCTGCCGGTTACCTGCGTATGGCCGGTGTGGAGTTCACGGAAGCCAGTGCCGCCATAGGCCTGCTGGGCAATATGGGGTTGAAAGGAACACTGGCGGGTACCTCACTGCGGGCCATGTCCACCCGTTTTGCCAAGCCTACGAAAGAGGCCCGGGAGGTTTTGGACCGCCTGGGCGTCAAATTCACGGAAAAGCGTGACGTGGAGGGGGTACGGGTGGAGAAGTTGCGCCCCATGGCGGACATCTTCGAAGAACTGAACAAGAAAGGCGCCTCAATGGCGGACATGCAGGCGATTTTTGGAAAAATCGGGGGGAATGCAGCTATGATGTTTGTCCGTAATTACGACCGGCTGCGTGCACTCAGTTCCCATAATAGAGGTTCCCAGGGAATATCGGCGGAACTGGCACTTGTAAAGCAGGATACCACTAAGGGATTGTGGGCGCAGGTTACCTCCCAGCTGAGCGAGGGGTTCATGCGCGCGTTCGAGGTGATGGAACCCTCGGTACGTGCCGTTCTGCGTTCCTTTCTGGATAAATTCAAGGCTCCGGAATTTACCCGCGGACTGCTTTCTGTCGGGAACGCTCTGTTGGACATATTTACCGTCATAGGTAATATCGGGGCTTGGGTGGCACGCAACTTTCATTGGATAGAACCGCTTGCTTTTACGGGAGCGGTGGCTGTCCGGCTGTTCAAGGTGGCCGGTGCCCTGACCAATATCGGTATCGCCATGGGCTTTATCGGCAGACAATCGGCGGCGACGGCGGCCGTCGGATCTGTACAGGGATTGTTGGATATGGGGAGTCCCGGCAAGATGTCTTTCGGACAAAAGAGGGCCATTGTCTCGGCCATGCAGTCCGCAGGCGTGGCAGGACGGGGAGCTATGACGCGTACCTTGATGTCCGGAGGCGGTGTTGTCGGGGCGAAGGGTGTGCTGCAGTCGCTGTTCGCAACACAGGTGGCCACAGGTGGCAGCCTGACAGGCGCAGCCGCCTCCCTGAGTGCCATGGGCACGGGAGCGGTGGTTGCCACGGCGGGAATCGCCGCATTGGCCGGTGCTCTGGGATGGGTGGCATATAAGACCTGGAAGATAAAGGAGGCGAAGGATGCCGTACTGGAAGAAATCGCCTCGAACCGCAAGTACCGCTATCCGTCCATAGAGGCCCTCCATTCCTCTTTGAGTGAGACCTACAATATGGCGCTCAAGACAAAACGTGCCGTGGACGAGGTTGTGGCGGGGAAGAGCATCGAAGAGGCTTCGGGACGTAAGATAGGTGCGTTCACATCCAACTGGTGGACGGGATTTCTGGGAGAGTTTGCCATTGCCTCCTCAGAAGGCATGGTGTCGCGCGAGCATATATACAATATGGACAAGGCACGTCAGGACGACATAAGGGAGGCGCTTGTGACCCTCGCCAAGCGGGACAGCCAGACACGTATTGACGCTGCCTACGCCGAATTCGGCAAGATGGGTACGGCACTGGACGTCGATGCCTTCCTTAAAACGGTACAGGAACGTTTCGGCCAGCAGGACAAGGATCTGGACAAGTCACTATGGAACGTAAGGGACGGTAAAATCGTCTATGTGGATGATATTGGTGACAAGCCGGAAGCGGTGGCCGCCCGGACATACGATTACGCCCGGTACATGAACACACAGACCGTACCGGAGATTATACGGGCCGCAACAGCCTACCGTAACGCCATCTCGAGCGCCGCAAACGCACAGGAGTTTATGCGTAAGGGCGGTTTCGATTTTAACAGGCTCAGGAGCTGGGGGTTCGAACAGGATGAGAAAGGCCGGTGGAAACAGCGGACATTGGGACAGGATGCCACGGACGAGCAGCGTATAGACAATATTGCCAACCGTAAACTGGCGCACAATGTCCTTGTCAAATTCTTTTCATCACTCCGGCAAACGTTTGGCGGGTCAGCGGAGGCGGCCGAGAATATCCTTCGTACAGCAGGATTTACACCCGGACAGTACAGCAACGAACCGGACTCCAACGATACCCGTCCGTTCGACACGAATCCGATCACCAATTCACACCTGGATGACGGAGGTGCCGGCGGAAACTACTCGGGCACGGGCAAACTGTCATCCGCAGCCCCCAAACAAGTTATCGTAAACATCGACAGCCTGTTGAGTGTAAGGACTATCGACCTGATGAAATCAAAGGAGGGACAGACGGAAGAGATACAGAACCTGAAGGAACAACTGGCACAGGCGCTTATTGATGTTGTCCACGACTTTGACGCATCATGGAACGCATAAAAAAACTATAAAAAATGGGAAGACTGATACAAATTGCATCCTCGACCTTGTTAAGCGGGGGGATACTTGGAAACGGTTCGATTGGCAGCTATATCAGCAACTCAGCCCGTCTTGCCATGGGCATGGGGCTGGCCGAGTTGCAGGACGGGCAGGTGCATTATTTCTCCAAACATCATGACCTGCTCAAACGGGCAGCGGTACAAATAACCTCACAAACGGCCTACGGATTGTTGCGTTCATATCCCAGATACCTTAAATATTGGGAACAGCAGGTACGGGATAAATACCTTCAGACACAATCACAATCCAGCCTGGCCAACAAGACCGGACAATACTACCGTCTTATCAGCGAGCAGCAGGCCGTGGCACAGAAGAAAAGCCATACCGATTCCATTGTCGGACGGACGGTAGCGGATTTCCTGGAACTCTCCATATCCAAAGAGGGCAAATATTACGACAACAGTGAGTGCAAGGTGCTGCCCAACAGCCAATACGGCCTGGTTACATTCGTGGACCTGGGACCACAGGTACAAATCGGCAGCCGGAACAATATCCTGTTGACACAAGTGCAGGGGCGTGATTATACCCGTAAGGAATATATATCCGGCGGTGACCTTGAGATCACCATCAACGGTAAAATCACATCCAAATATCCGGATGTGTATCCGGAAGCGGAAGTTTCCAGATTTATTAAACTGGTACAATACAAGGGGGTTGTCGATTGTGACAATACGGTATTGCGCCAGTTCAATATCTCACAGCTGATTATACAGGGGTATACGCTTCACCCGACGGAGTGCAGGAACGTGCAGCCATATTCACTCAATTGTGTCGCCGTTGAGCCGTCCGAAGCGGTGGAGCTCAAACTGGCCGGGCAGGAAAAGGCCGATACGGCTATCAGGCACACGAACAAATGGATCAAATATGTCAAATTCGGTACGGAGATCGTCGATCCCGCCTCATTGCTTAAACTGACACGCCTATGGGGGTAGCCGCAATGGATGTTCTCTGCTGTCGTATTACCATTGGAGATGCCGATCCGTCCAATCCGATGAAGATTCGCAGCGGAGTGGAGATAACGGAGGTTCATACGCTTGAGATTAACGAGAGCTACAAGAAGCTGATCGGGACGGCCAAAGTCACGTTCCCGAAAGGTACCGTATGCCGTTCCACGATTATAGGCAATATGACACTGGAAGGGAAAGACGTGTCCCGGATAACGACAGAGGTCATGCAGGATGGTGTGATTATCGAAAAGCGCAGCACACAACGCCTGGTTGATGAGACGACTTTTAAAGTAGGGCAACGCATCAATATCAAGCTGGGGTATAACGGTGTATTGAAAAATATGTTTGACGGTTACATTACCGGCTACAACTCGGACAGTACATTGGAAATACAATGTGAGAATATGGCCTACAAACTTAAATTGAAACAGGCGCCCCATTTCGAAACTCCGGCAAAGGGGACAACCGTGAATGATGTGCTGGATGGAAAATACAACATCTTGAAAGATACCGGTTTCAAGATACATTCCGATACAAAACGGTTTGATATCCATATCGGCAAGATCAAGGTGACGGATAACTTTACGGTGGCGGACATTCTTTCCGAATGGTCGAAATATAAGATTTATTGTTTTTTGAAATACGACGCTGAGGACGAAGGCGTCATGCCTTCCATTGCTGTCGGACGTCCTTATTCGTCCAGCAAGGCGCAGCCGGTATTTCCGGAAGACGGCCCGGCCGGACCGTTCAAGATATATTTTAACGAACATGTGGCGCAGAGCAACCTGAAAGTGGTCAAGACCGACCCGAAGTTTCTGGCGGTGACGGGCAAGGCGCTTGGAACGGACGAGAAGTTCTTTGAGGTGACGGTACGCATGAATCCGGAATATGACCCGGCAGTACCGGGCAGCAAGGAGTTCCAAACGGTAAATGCCACCCAAATTTCAAAAAAGACACATAAGGTGACCGGAAACACGACGGCTTCGGGGGCAAAAACCAAAACAAAGGTGGATTTATCCACCTATACCATCGTACCGTATATGTCACCGCACGTAGGCATCAATTCAGACCGGCTTGTGGAAGAGACAACTGAATACTTCCGGAATTACAACCTGAATGGAATCACCGGCAACGTGACCATATTCGGGGATTTCGGGCTGTCTCCTGCCGTACAGGTGGAACTGATCGATTTCCGTAACCCGTCCAAGAACGGCGTGTATCTCGTGGAGGAGGTCACGACTACGTTCGGGATTGGAGGGTACAGGCAGCAGCTGAGTATTCCGTACAGGATTCGCAAATAACACTATTGTTCACCAATGTACATCCTTCCCTTCCAGGAAATTTCCTGGAAGGGTAAAACCGCATTCCGTTCCGCTCCAAGGAGCATCATTATTTTCATTCATAATCAAAATTCATTGCCTCCAACAAATTTCTGCCTTAAAAAATATTTTCGTAACCGGAGTGTTTCCGGCAGGAAGAACAATATCCGCAAATACCTTTGATATCAATCAGTTAATCATCTTTCTGATTCTCTGAACCAGCATAGCTTTTCGTTTTTCTATAAAATCAGAAAAATTGGACAATGAAAGATCCGTATCCGGGATAAGATGGTCCTCCATGAATTTCCGCATATCCTTGTTCCGGGTCTGTTCACTGACCCACTTCTCCAATGGTTTGGCGTTTTTAGACTCGTTCTCATTGGCATCGAGCATCTGCAGGTTCAGGATGGAATTGTAGACCTGCCAGCCGTATTTTTCCTTGTCTTTCTCTTCCAGATCATTGTATGCAGAGGCTGGGTGCAGGTGGTCCTGATGGAAGTTATTGTTTCTGTAATCAAGATCCGGATACAGCATGGCCAATATTGGAAAACTGTATCGTGAATCTTTCTGGCTGTAAAGCAGGTCTTCTATAAAATCGTCACCTACATCCGACAGTTTCCTGATTTCCGAGTTTATTTCCGTTGCCGGGAACAAGGTCACGGTTTCTTTTATATAGCTGCCGGTGATGTCTGTTGTGTATGCCCTTCTTGACTGTGCAAGCACGGAATCCGCGCTTGCTCCGAATGCCCTGCGGAGCAGAATTGAGAACAACCATTTTTTTATGATTTCACAATCCTCCCTATTTCCTATCTTTTTGTAAAAATCCTGATATATGCCCTTGTGATAAAGATAATATAGTATGGGCATGGCGGCATTATATGAGGTCATTGTGAAATCCGTCAGTCCGAAAGATCTCAGCAAGTCGAACAGGTTTGAAACGGCATCCCTGATCCTCGTCCAATTATTTTCCACCAGTTCAATAAAGCCCAGATTGAAACTTGTTATAAGAGAACGCACATCTTTATGATACAGGTACAGGAACGATTTTAATATGAAATCGTGAGATATATTAAATCCTTTTGAACGTACATGCTCGACCAGATTCTTGATTTCTGTCTTCGCGTCCATCTGTTTGCAATTGGCAATGGCAATGGACATCAGGATATCAGAAAAACTTAATGCGGTTCCCCCGGAATTGATCCGGATAAAAATATTCACGGCTTTGTCCGGTTTCTGTTCATCCTCCTCGTAAAAATTTATATTGAGCTTGGTGTGGATGACATTGTCCAACAGTCTCAGCAGTCTTTTGGATTCCTTGTCTATGTTATTGTCCTCGGCAAATTCATCGATGCCATAATTGTAATCCTGGTGCAAAGCCAGAATCTTACCTACACGGAACCATTTTTCATTAGACTTGTCAATAAATAAATCATTTTCCTTGGAGATATTCTTGTCAACAAAGGAAAAGATAAACTCCCTGTCGCTTTCCTCCTGTGTGTATTTACGGGATATATTGAAATATAGATGCCGGGTAGGGAAATTATATTCAGAATAATCCCAACGTTTCCTATAATCCTTGTACGCATAACTGCCGCACAGACCGATATACAATGACGTCAATCTCTGTTGTCCGTCCAATACCGCATAAAAATCGTTGATATTGTCTGTAGGAATCGGATCGTTGCATATCCGATGATACTGTATGAAAGCTGATAGAAACTTATAAAACCGGAAATCAGTCTTTGTTCCTCCTTTTACCTTCCAAAACAGCATGGAACTGATCGGGTAGCCTTTCATCAGAGAATCGAACAACTTTTCTATCTGTTCTGCCGACCATACAAAATCTCTCTGAAAAGCCGGCAACAGGTATTCATTCCGGTGGATACGTTCTATTGCCTGCGCTATTGTTATTGGTGATTGGAAACCTGCCATAATTACATAATTAAGTGTTTTTCGCAAAGATAGAAAATTCTATTTTTTATGTTTTATTTTCGAGGAGGAAAAATGAAAACCTGAATATATTCCAACTACCTATTCTTCTATAAAAAGATCAATGTCTTCAGATAAGTCGAATCAGTTGCTTATTCGTGAGGCTATCCGTAAAATAGCTCTCGGCCGTAGCATGGAACGTATCAGTCTGGCTCCAGGAGGTATGTCGGGCATTGGCACGGCCCGTATGATACATGGATATGTCGCCAAAATACATGATGACCCGTCGGACGAGGAATTTTCCGAGTATGGCGGTACCGTTGATGTCGGCGAGTACCCGGACGAGACAGCCTCTGCGGAACCCGTCATCCACAAAGGCGTATTGCTTTCAGCGGCAACAAGCAGCGAGGGCGGTTTTTTGATTGTGCCTGCACTTTTTTCCGACGTAACGATTTTTATGGATGCCGCCACCCGGTACGCCTATGTGGTGAACTTCTCACATGTGGATATCCTGCGGCTGAATGCCCGTAAGGAAACCGTTGTCGGTGTAACGGAAATGGAGGAACTGGATCCGGAGAGTGACTCTGCTCCGGACTACGACGAGCTGGAGGCTACGGGAAATATGGCTTTCACACATTATACGCCGACAACCGTTACCGCCACTGTCAGGAACAAAAAGGGCAAGGAAGCCTCTACGGGGATTGAGGCGGAGAGCATTACCCACGTTGTAGACAAGTCGGAGGTCAGGCAGACAACGGACAAGATAATTCAAAAGGTGAACTCCACGACCGTAACGGTTGCCGACAACAAAGTGGCGCTCGGTGACGAGAATGCCACCGAACCGTTGGTATTAGGCAATGAACTTGCCGGGCTTATGCTCGACTTCCTGACCGAGTGCAGCAAGGTGATGACCCCCACCTTGATGGGTACAATGTCACCTGTCAATTTCCCTAATTTCATTTCTTTGACCTCGCGCATTCAAAGGTTCCTCTCCAAAACCAGCTATACCAAATGAACGTACAACTGCATCCGGACATAGACAGCCTTGATAAGGAGAGCCTGTGTTATTCCATCTATTCGCAGCTCTACCATAACTTTTTCAATGCCCAGCAGAAAAAGGATGATGACCATCCTTACGGTGTCGAGGAAGGGGACGAGACCAGCATAAGGTTAAAAAATACGGCCTACGGGGTTGCTTCGGCCATTGCGGGGGCGGTTGCCGGTGAAGGTGCCCCGGGTGATGGAGGGTTGTTGCTGGAATACCTCAAGAAGTCGGGCGGTGACATGACCGGGGCACTCCGTGCGAATTACGGTTTCGAGGCGGGTGTCGCCAATAACCGTATTCTGGAGATCTGTTCGCAGGACATTACCGATGCGGACGGGGCGGTGACTGCCGTTGAATACGGTGTCAAAATTACCGGCAGTCTGAAAATAGGCGGCAGCAGCCTCCATATAGGCGGACAACAATTATTGGGTTACGATACGGACAGGAACACGGCGACGCTCAATGCCTCCCGCATTGATTTTCAGGATGCCTCCATACACTCGGGCGGAGAATGGATTATCGGGAACAGGGAAACGGGAGTGTTCATTTCTCCGTCACGGCTGACTGTGGGGGGACATGACGTATACCACCGGGGCAACGCCAATCTGGCGGCAGTGGACTGGACCATGCGGGACGGAACGGTGCAGCGTCATCTGGTGGTCTGCGGGAATACGGCTCTGAGCGGTGGTCTGGATGCCTTGTATGGGGCAAGGCTGGGTGACAAGGGAAAGTGCCTGCTTTCATTTTCCGGTGAGGAAGTCGCCCTCGGAGGCTTTCTTTCATTTCCGGACGGTTACGGGCTTCGTATTGGTGGTATGCCCGTACTCCAGAGGACTGATAATGACAAGATACAACTGGGCGGTATCGGAAGCGATCTGTTGCTGGGCAGCGGGCATACCACCAGAATACGCCTGCTGTCCGGCATTTCGGATGTGGACGGTGACTGTCTGATGCTCTCGTCCTACGGCAGGGCCTGCTTTCCGGGTTCGCTCACTGTCCGTCACAACTATGGTGCCGATCTGCTGTCTTCGTACCGGGTGGACAACTCGGATGAAGGCATAATTATTCACAAGCGGCTGCGTATGGGTATGGCTGGCGGATTTTTGATTACCGGAGATAAGGAAACCCTTTCACTGACCTCCATGGTTGTATACGAAAAGGAAGGCGTGCGGACAACCGTCCCCCATACCACAGTATTGGGACACCGTCCGTCCATAAGTGCCCATGCCCCTCAAAACCGTTACAGTGAGTCTTTCCATATCCAAACCGATGCCGATTTCATCTCCTCCGGGGTTCCGGTGGAGGCTGCCGGGCATGTCGGAATCTGCGCGTCGTCAACCCGGTTGGCAGACAAAATCCTATACTTGACGGAGTCGTTGAGGTTACAGGCTGTTTCCGGCGGTATCAGGCATTACGGTGACAGCTGTTTTCTCGGCTCCGTCTCTTCGGAATTCTTTTCTTCGGGCTTTGCCGGAAGCGGCTGGGCCATCCGGAAGAACCGTACCACGGGAAATGTCATCGCCACATTCGACGAGGTTGTCGCCCGGCGCAAGTTACGCGCCTACGAATTCGAGGTAAAGAAGGTTTCCGCGACCAACGGCTCTTTCTGGATCAGCGACAGCTGCTCGGGAGATTCCGTTGAAAAAATATCATAGCCCATGTCCGTATTCCGTTATTCCAAATACAAGGTCCGTATCAACCCCGACTCGCAGAAAACACAGGGGCTGCATGTCGGGGATATCGTCCGCAGGCAATATGCCGGGCGGGAACGGGCGGTCTATTCCCTGATGTGCGTGACGGAAACCGGAACGGAGCTTGTCGGAGACAAGGAGGCGCCTTATTTTATCGGGGCTTTGCTGGACGGCGATGAACCGCAGAGCGGGGAGCTTCTGGACTTCGTACGGAGTACCAACCTGTTCGATACGGCGCGTAGCGGGGCACTGTACCTGACAGCTTCGGACAGCGAAGCCCCCTATATGGATGTCATCGACGGCATGGCAACGGAGCGTTCCCTTTGCTATCCGGTCATGAACGGAGGGGTTGCAGGGGTGCCTGACAAATCCAAGTATGCCGTATGTGGCCATGTGCTTCAATCCGGATACAGGGAAAACGATGCGGAGGCGACACGCATTGTCCGGATAGTCCGCAATGCGGAACCGGCGGGAGAATCCTCTTTCGGACTGATGCAGACTCTGGAGGAGTCGGTCGGGCATCCGGAACGTCTGCTGGTATCCTTCAAAATCAGGGCTTTCAGGGATTTGTCCTCCATCCCCCTCTCATTCGGCTATACCAACCGGGAGAAATCAGATGCCGAGGATATATTGTCCGCCGGGCAGGAATGGGAGTACAAATTGTGGGTTATCACTGTGGACTATCCTGCACAATATAGCCGGAGCCTGTTTCTCGATCTGACGGAAATCCTGACCGCAGAGGGTGACTGGTGTGAGTTGGCGGACCTGAATATCCTGCGGCTCTCTTCCGTGTCCGCTTTCGGCGATGCGGTCAAAGCGCGTGTGGGAAAAGTCTGCGGCATCATCGATCCGGTATTCGGCATACTGGACGGTTACGGGGCCTATTTCCAGAATCTCTACGCAACACGGAATGTCAACATCGCCGGAACATTGACCGCCGGAGATGAAAACGGTTTTTCCTCAACTTTCTATGTGGGCAAAATTCACAAAAATGTCATTCCGGACAGCCTTTCCTGTGCTTTCAGCGGATCCATGGCAGTCGGTACCGCCACTCCCGCCGGTATCGGAAAGAGTGTACGGGTCACGTCAGACAGCCGCCTTACATTACAGGATGCCGGTTGGCGCAAAGCCCGTGCCGGCAACTATTATTGTTTTTCCATCTGGATAAAGGCGGAAGAAACAACGGTTGTCCGTTTTTATCAGGACGAGCATCTTGTCGGCGAACAGGCTGTAGATGCCGGCAGGGGATGGACACGTCATAAGGTATCCTTTCCTGTCCGGGAATCCGGCGCTCCTGAAATGACACTGGGTATCGCAACCCCGGTGCCGGTCCTTCTGTCCGCCCCGCAATTGGAGCCGGGCAAGACGGCGACACCTTACCAGGCGACGGATGGCGTGTTGTCTTACACGGAAGATTACGGGGCATGGTTCTCGAAAGGAGGTATTGGCGGAACTATCCAGAATCCACTGCTCAGGTTGGGTGAGGACGGTTCGATAACCTCGCGTGACGGTTCTTTCGTCATTAATCCCGACGGTACGGGGCATTTCGCGTCAGGGCGCTTCAAATGGAGCAAGGACACCATCGAACTGCGGGACGTGACCATCCGCTGGGAAGATTTTGACGAGGAGGCACAGGAACAGCTCAAGCCCCGTTCCGTATCCCTGACGGGCGGTACGGCCTTTCATTTCACGGATGAGCTCTCCGGCATATGTGAGCCGGAAAGCATCCTTCTTGTCCCCACCGAATATAACTTTAATCCGGAAAGCCGCTTATGGGAATATCTTGCATCGGACGGAATATGGAAAGAAACAGGCTGCAATGCCGCCGTGTTTGAAATGACACCGGCGTTTCACGGCTGGGAAGGGCGTGACGTATTAACCCTCCGTTACACCGCCGTATTCCGGAATGAAAATATTGGAGCCACCCATACTTTCTTCAAACTTTATGACGGTGCGCCATCCTATACTGTTCATGTGGAGTCGAAAAATGGCACGATATTCCGTAACGGCATTGTTTCCACGGTTCTGCGGGCCAGAGTGTACAGGGGCGGTGAAGATATTACCGCACTCATTCCCGATGGTAATTTCCGCTGGCTGCGGACAAGCAGGGATACCGATGGCGACAGGATATGGAATGACCTGCCGCGTTATGGCAGGGAGATTGAGATAACCGGCAGGGATGTATGGCATAAGGCCGTTTTTGACTGTGAAGTGGACATATCAACAACAGAACAATAAGCATATGGCAATAAAAGTAGCACGCGGACAGGTAACCATCATTGACCAGAATGATGCTGTCTCCTTACAGGCGTTCATCGGTTCTTCGCAACCGCTCACCCAGGTATTCAACAAGGATACGGGCGTTTATGCACCTTCATGGGCGGCATCGCCGTTTTTGGTGCTCACTCCTTCGCTGTTTGTCAGCGGCAAGGCCGCCACCGACCAGATTTCATCTGTCGGTAATGCGGCTACGCTGACAGCCGGCGTTAAAAGCGGCTCCGCCAAGTGGTATAAGAACGGTTCGGCCATAACTTCGGGCCAGGACAGCTGTACTGTCGGTGCGGCGTCCGCCAAGTATGCCCTGACCATCAAGGCCAACCATATGACCGTTTCCACGCCGCAGGTACGGTATGCCTTCGAGGCGGTTTATATCGATGCCAACGGGCTGGAGGTGCCTTTCCGTTCCGAGATACAGTTTACCCAGCATCTGAATGCCGGGGCGATGATAGCCGCCGTGGCATATGCTCCCGACGGTGTTGTCTTCAAAAATGACGAGGTACCCACACTCAAGGCGCATTGCGACCTGTGGCGTGGTGCCACCATCGATACCACCAATGTCACCTATGCCTGGGGAATCAAGGATTCCTCCGTTTTTGCCAATACCACACTGGCTGCCGCCGCTACTGCCGGTGCGACCACCGTCACGGTGGCCTCCACCAATAACATGGAAGCCGGCGGAAAGATTACAATAAATTCCGTGCAGTACACCATATCGGCGGTGAACACCTCCACCAAGGTCATAACGCTGACATCGGCCCTCACTGCGGCGGCCAATTCAGGGGCTTCGGTTTCCTGTCCGTATTACAACTCCATGCTCGGTGCCGGATGGTCCTGTCTGACTTCCACCAATCCGCGTGGCGTGACGGCAGGATGGACTACGAACGAAATAACCATTACTGCGGATGCCGTACTGAATTTCGAGACATTCAAATGTGCCATCAAGGACACGGACACATCGGCCGGCAACGCCTCGGCCAACAAGGTTGTATGCGATATCATTTCTTTCACGGATATGTCCGACCCCATTACGGTGGACCTTGTCAGCCAGAAAGGGTTCACCATCAAAAATAACGGGAATGATGTCGATGCCAAAGCGGTGCTGTATCGTAACGGTGAGGTACTGGACGATGACGGGACTGCCTATACCTACACATGGAAACTGTGGAACTCGGCCGGAACATCCGTCATAAAGACTTATACGGGCAAATCCATCACCGTATCGAAAGCCGATGTGACAGGCAAGGGCGTACTGATGTGTGAAGTGTCGAAATAGTAATGAAGGAACGGGGCTTCTACGGATGGCAAGCGGTGTGAACCGGTCTCATCCCATCCGTGCGACAAAACGGGAGCCTTGCCATTTGGCGGCAACCTGCCGCCTTTTTTTGTCCTATACTTTTCTTAAAAGAGCATATGGCAAAGATACTGGTCGCCCGCGGTCAGGCGACAATCAACATACAAAAGGACGGTTATACGCTTAGCCAGTCACCCGGTGAATACATCTTCCCTGCGGATGCCGACGGGAAGATAGTTTCTGCCGTATCCGTCACCTCCTCTGTCAAGGTCACGCTTGGCGATTCCGGTTTTACCGGATTTTCCATCGGCAACATTACCAGACCGGCAGGATTCTCCTCCATATCCGTCAACAACAGCAACAAGACCATAACTTATACGGTCGCAGCAGGAACGACCACACTGGCCGATCATGGCACTGTGGTTATTCCCGTCATTATATCCGGAATCACCTACACCCTGTCATTTGTCTGGTCAAAGGCCAAGTCAGGGGCACCCGGCAAGGATGGAAACGACACAGTGATGCTTGACTGGGTCAAGGAGTGGAATACCAACAAGACACTTATCGGCAGCAGCACGGTCATCACTCCAAAAATCTTTACAGGGAACAAAAACAGTGACGGCACGATAACCGGTGTGGCAATCGGGCAGTTCCCCCTCTCTGTCAGGACAGCTTCCGGTACCGTTACCTCTGAAACGGTTAACGGCATCTATGGTTTCAAGAACGGTTACAAGACCTTTTTTGTAGATAACGGCGGCAATGTCCAGTTCGGTCATGGCGACCAGGTTGTCAAATACAATGCGGCTACCGGCAAGGTGGAGTTCGGAAATGGTGTCAGCCTGAACTGGATAGGTGCAACCTTTATTGACAAAGACGGTGTCTTTACCGGTAAACTTTCAGCGGGTACGGTAAAGGCGGTGCAGCTTGACGCCTCACAGATAACTTCAGGTACGGTCTCCGCCTCACGTATTGATGTGGCTTCCCTGAAAGCCTCTCTTATTACTGCCGGGAATATCGAAGCGCTGACACTCAATGTCACGAAAGGGAAAATTGGCGGCTGGTCCGTCGACGGTGACAGCATCTGCCGGGGAACGAAGAACAACACTTCCGGGGCGATGACCGCCGCCTCCGGCTCCATGACTTTGGGGTCAAACGGCATCCGCGGTTTTAAATGGCGTCTGGATGCCTCGGGGGCGGGGGCTGTTGCGGGAGGCAATATATCCTGGGATGCCTCGGGCAATGTCACCTTTGCCTCTTCCGTCTCTTTGCAATGGACAAATCCGATCAATACCATCGTTACCGCTTTGGGCGGAAACGGCTCTCCGAAGCTGACAAAAATCACTGCGGCCGGTATTTATACCGGCACTGTCACCGCCTCACAGATTACGGCAGGCACTATTTCTGCCGACCGTATTGCCGCCGGAAGTATCACCGCCTCCAAACTGGACATCGCCAATGTGAAGGCTTCTCTCATTACGGCCGGAAATATCGAGGCCCTGACGCTGAATGTCACGAAAGGGAAAATCGGTGGCTGGTCAATCGGCGCAACCGTGTTGAGCGGCAACCACATCCTGCTTGACTGCGGAAACAGGCGTGTGGTGGTTTACGGACTTAATTCCGGCGCGACAACCGGACAACGGGTACAATTGTATTATAACAGCGACAGTGATTTCGGGTTGTATGCCACGAACAGCACAGGCACATGTGTCGCACGTTTCGGGTCCCAGAACAATATTGCCGGCTGGACGGTGGATGCCTCCTCCATCCGTAAGGGAAACATTGTACTGGGGAGTGACGGTTCAATAACCAATGGTACGAAATGGAAATTGAACAATGACGGAAGCGGGCAGATTGCTTCGGGGAACATATCATGGGATACCGCGGGGAAAGTCTCGTTCTCCCCTGCCGTTTCCCTGCTATGGAAAAATGACATAGAGGCCGCAAAAACAACCAATTACGGCTATCCGTATTATTACAGGCTTGTCATCAACGGGGAAGAGAATAAATACTATCCTGTCATCCTCAAGGGCGGTGAACAGAATTTCAAGCGGGACATTCTTGTGCGTCGTGCCTACAGCGAGCAGGCTCCGGCAAGTTGGAACACGTCCACGCATAAGGGTGGCCTGGTACTGCTGCTGAAGGCCAATTTCGGTGGCTGGGGCGGCATCAGCTATTCATGGGACATTTATGAACTCTCCGAATCCTATTGCCGCATGTTCGCAGGTGCGGCCCTATGTGGGAACAACTGTATGTTCGCCGTGTTCTTACGCGGTGGCGGAACGACCGGAGCGGTCTATCATATCTATTCCGACCAGCCGATTGTCAGTAACACAATGAGTCCGTCCCCCATACCGGCAGCACCGCAGATCGCTTACAACTCGGATTTGATTTTTCAAAGTGGTTCCACCAAGGCGAATGCACCGGCTCCCCGCACGCTGACAGCTTCGGTCGAGGAAGAAATACGCCGTAAACGTTTTATTGCACTGGCACAGGGAAGTGACAGCACTCTTGCCGCACACCCGCTGACCTATATCGGCTCTACAGGCATCTATACCGGTACGTTGACGGCCGCACAGGTCAATGCCGTCAGCATCAACGCATCCAGCATCAAGACCGGGACGCTCTCCGCCGACCGTATTGCAGCGGGCAGTATCAATGCCTCCAAACTCGATGCGGCCAGCATCAAGTCCTCCATCATCAATACGACCTATATCAACGGTCTGAGCTGCACCTTTACCAAAGGGAAAATCGGTGGCTTTACCATCGGGAGCGACAACGTCACCGTCGGCAGCGTCGGGGCAACCGGTGCCATACCCTTGCAGATCCGTTCGGCATCGACCGGCAGCGGCTACTGGTATACCGGTGCCTACAAGCCGTTAGGCATTACACTGACCTGGCATCAGAGCAGCAATGCCGGCCATATCGTTTTCGGACAGATTGCGGCAAGCGGGAGTACGGTCAAGACCGGATTCATCGGCATACAGATGATGTCGTGGGACCATCTGGAATATTTCTGCCTGTCGGTCAACTATACAAAAAGTGGTGGAAAGGAGATCTATAACCGCATTGCCGGGTGGGCATTCGACCACAACCATATCTGGAAGAACAATATATCGTTGGGTTCGGACGGGTCGATAACGAACGGCAGCAAATGGAAACTGAACAATGACGGCAGCGGGCAGATTGCCGGAGGCAATATTTCATGGAACGCTTCCGGTTCCGTCACTTTCGCCTCTTCCGTGTCAGCCCAATGGACGACCGGCATCACGACCGCCCAGGAACTTGCCTCCGCCATGGCGTTTGGCAAGATGCTCTACAGGGACCCGACCTTCTGGAAGGGGAACAACAGTACCGGTGTCTATAACAATTCCGGCAACGGCATGGTGACGGTCACCCGCCAGCAGGATACGTCGGCGCCCAATGACAGCAAGTATGTCCTGAAGATACAGACTAATGGAACCGCCAGTCCTGGCAACGGAGGATTCTATTTCGGAACGGCCTGCAGTTCGCGCAAGGTGCTGGTCGCCCGTATCATCGCCAAAATTCCCGCCGGACGCAATATCTGTTGGGCCTCCAACAACATTGGTACGGGCGGTTCGAGCCGCTGGCTTACCTCCACGGCAGGAACCGGAGACTGGAAAGAGTATGTATACAAGGTCGTATGCGGCACCTCAAACTTCTCCAGTACCCATTTTTTCTATATTGACGGGGCACAGGGGACATCTGCCGCACCATTGGTCTGGTATGTGGCTTATGCCACGGTTTTTGACCTTACTTCCACAGAAAAGTATACCACGACCATCGACGCCAACGGTATTTATACCGGTACGGTGAAGGCAAACCAGATTATTGTGGACAGCGCCCTGGTTGTAGGAGGCAGCTCTTATAACGGCAGTATTTCAGTCAAGGATGCGGGCAACGCGGTCAAAGTGACGCTCGACAGGACGGGTATCACTGCCGTAGCCGGCAAGATCGGAGGATGGACGTTGGGCACCAGTTCGCTTGCGGCGTCCGCGCCAAGTTCCGGGCATAGGATTGTAATGGCGGCCTCCGGATATATCTATCATGACAACCCTTCCACAGGAAAAGAGTATTGGGCTTTGAAAACCGACGGTTCCGCTGTTTTCGGATATGGGAAAATTTCGTTTGCGGCGGACGGTTCCGGATATCTTGCGAACCAGAATATCAAATGGGATACCGGCGGCAACGTGACGATGACAGGCACGATCAATGCCAATGCCGGCACGATAGGCGGCTTTTCCATCGGTCAGGGACGCATTGGATCTACGGCCACGGGAAGTGGTTCCGGCGGCGGTCTGGCCATCTACAACGATTTGTTCCGCGTGGGAAACACCATTTCCTACGTTCTGTTGGGGGCCAACACTTTTCCCGCCTCCTCAGGCGGGACCTGTGCGGCGGGGCGCATCGTCAACAACAAGGTAAATTCATATATGAACAACTACGGGTTGTATATCGATGTGAAGAACGGTCGCCGAAACTATGGGGTGTGGTCCAATGCCCCATTGGTCGCACCAGCCGCCATCGGTCTCAAAATGAAAAAGATCTATTTCACAGGTTCCGGCTATAGCATTGACTTTTCTGACAGTAATGTCTTTTGTGTCTATGCCAACTCCACCTGCAATGTCAATCTTCCGAGCGCGTCGTCGGTTGCAAGCATGTTCGGATATTCGAGCCTTCCCTCCGATTTTGCCTATATGTTTACCCTGTTTTACAGCTACAACTGGGGAGGGCATATCAATATCATGAATGTGCGGAATCAGAATGGGGGCACGTCAAATTATGGTATGGAAAGAGGGGACTCGCTGACGCTCCTTTGTTGCAATTACCCGTCTTTTCATTACCAGGTATTAAATTATAATGGTTAATAACCGGAACAGAAACTTTTACCCTATACTTATTTAAAATTCAAATTATATGAATATCACCAATGTCACTATTACCAGGACAGCAGAAGAGAAGACGGAAAATGCCTTTTATATGCTGGAGTATTCCGTTGTCAATGACGAGCTGAGCCGTCTGCATGTTTCTGTCAATGAAAAAGAAGCCGATGAGGAAGGCAACATAAAGCCTGTTGGAATTATCTATATGGAACAAGGGATCCTTTCCTGCAACTTTCCGATGGTGAGGGAGCTTGGTCCCATATTCCAGGATTTCGACAGGATGCAACAGGATATTCGCGAAAAAATCAATCCTAAATAAAGAATCATAATGGAACTGAGTGTCAAAGACCGCCTTTATCTGCCGACTTTCCTGCCGGCACGCGGCAATTTTAAGGAGTTCAACCTTAAAAAAGAGATTCTGCGCAAAATCGCAATTGGCGATGAGGAACGCAAGGTTATCAATCTTCGCGAAAATGCGGAGGACAAGCGTATCGAATGGGATGTGGAAAAAGAACAGCCGTTGCCGGTGGAGTTTTCCTCCGATGAGATGGCCTACTTGCAAACTGCGTGTGAGAAAATCTCGGACGAAGAGTTGCCTGACGATATGTGGGGGACTGTGGAAGCGATTTATAATGAGTTGAATACCGATATGTAAAGTTTGAAAGTCGAGAGTCTGATGCCTAAAGCATTATCTCTCGACTTTACACATATACTTTACATAACCATACTACTTTTGAAGGCTTTTCAACCACATGAGGATATCTTTATTTCGTTCCCATTCACGATCTTTCGCTGCTTTGGGAAGAACATCCACATAAGCTTTCTCAAGCGCATCCTGTTTTTGCCTGGAATCTGCTCGTGCATATATCTCCGTTGTTTGTATTGACACATGGCCTAAAATATCTCGGATATACACGATGTTAATACCAGCTTGTAACAAATGCATAGCTTTTGAGTGACGTAACGAATGACAACTGATCCCAAGTGGAACTAGTTTCGGATTTTGCAGGTGAGCTTCTCTAACGTATTTGTTAAGAATGTAAACGACCCCTGCTCTTGTTAATTTTTCACCACGGCTATTAAAAAACAACGGATGTCTATATTTTTCAGGGCTGAACAAATTGTTCTCAACCATATATGCTTTGAGGACATCCACTTGCTCTTTTACTAAAGGAACTATCCGGCTCTTTCTTCCTTTTCCTATTAAGCGAATAGTATATGGCGTGTGTTCTATCCTGACGGACTCCGGTGTTAGGTCGATTAACTCTTGTACCCGCGCTCCCGAGTCATACATGAGGGCCAATATTGCCAAGTGCCGACGCCCGGAGTATGTTTCCACATCTGGTTGCTCCAGTAAAATTTCCACTCCTTCTACCGACAAATATTGCATTTTTTTTGCTTCAACCCTCATTGTCTTGATTGACAAAATTCTCTGCCATTCATCAATATTCTTGATGTCTTCATATTGAAGATATTGTACGAAAGAGTGAATTGCAGCCAATCGATTGTTGCGTGTTGAGATACTACAACTTCGTGTCGTTACAATCCAAGACATAAATTCAACTATGATTTTTTTTGTCAAATCCTTAAGACACAACCGTTCAGCTGATATTTTGTGAACATCTTTCATATAATTAATAAATAACACGAAAGTATCTCTGTACGAGGCTACGGTGTTATAACTCATATTTCTCTCATGTGGTAAGTATTCGGATAAAAACTTACTCAGGTATTTGGCAAAATCCGTTTTAGTATTCATTGTGGAGTGATTTGGGATAAATAGATGTGCTTAATTCGGAGTAGGGAATCATTAAGTCCGGGTATATTTCTGCTGTCATTCTCACATATTTTTCTGTTGCTGAAAGAGATTTATGACCAAGACAGGTTGATATTATTGGCAAACAGGTATACAGATCCATTCCCGCACGTATCATTCTCATAAATGAATGAACCGCAAAGGTGTGCCGGAGGTCATGAATACGTGGTCCTCGGTGATCCCCCATAAAGGGAATGTTGCATTGTTCCAGTAAAATACGAAACCACCATGATATAGCTTTGTCAGTACAAGCGGAACCATCTGCTCTGATAAAGAAAAAGTTATCTGGCTTTTTGGTTCCATTTAACGGCATTTTGTCACGATATACCCGATATTGAGCTAATACTTCATGAAGGCTTTGGTCAATAGGAACTATACGATCCATGCCATTTTTGGGATCTCGGATTAAGATTTGCCTTATGTCAAACTGAACGTCCTTATTTCGAATTGACAAAGCCTCTGAGAGCCGTAACCCTGTACTGTATAAAAGGCGTAAAATGGCTGGGATACAGATCAGAGATGTTCTTTTACTACGGTTACTCAGGCGAAGTTTATCGCATTTTTCAAAAATTGCCCGTATCTGTTCTTGTGTGTAGATATAAGGAATAAAATCCAGATGACCAGATGAAAAGCGAGGTGGTTTAGGAATAAAACAAGTTTCTCCTTGGCGGCTCATATATCGTGCGAGTAGTGCCCAAACCAAATATTTGGCATATAATGTTGACGGTCGGTCATTCAACCGCGTCTCTCGCCATTCTTTGATTATATCTTTAGTAATGATTGGCCGGGTGATTCCCTTTTTGCAATAAAAATCATCAATCTCTTTTAATATGTATTGATACCGAAGAATATGCTGCCTACACGATTCTTTCATCTTTATCAACTCATTCATATAGGGAGCAAGTATGCTCTTATAGCAGAATTGCCTACTCATAAAACATACCTCCTTTCTGTGTATAAAAATCATCAGGAATAGCCGGAACAGGGATAGCGCATTTCATAAGCAAAGCTATATCTATTCGTAGATATTTCATTGTTGTCTGACTTGTAGAATGGCCCAATACTTCGGAAATTACGGGCAGGGCAACCTCTTGTTCAAGCAACTGACTTGCGAGACTGTGCCGGAGGGAGTGTGATCCATGACGTCTGTCGTGAAGTGGTATTCCGGATTTTACGATTATACGGCTTATTGCAGTGCTTATGGTCCTTGCTGTAGCGTTATCATAAGGTGGACGATGACAGAGAAAAATATGTTGAGATTTGGAGATTGGACGCCCATTTTTCAGATAATCAATTATTGCATTTCCCACTTCAGCTAATAAAGGAAGGTTTGTAGGCTTGCCGGTCTTATATTGACGCAGGCGGATTTCATTATTTTCCCAGTCAAGATTGGAAAACTGCAAGCCGACAATATCCGAAGCCCTTAGACCAAGCCTGCTTGCTAAAAGAAATATGGCGTAATTACGTTTACCTAAGCCGCTGTATCTATCTATTGATTCCTCAAATACAGAAATTTCTTTCTGGGCATAATATGACGGTATCTTTTCCCGCTTTCGAGGTTTAAGGAACTCAAGACAATCCGCCAAATTCCTTTTGCTTAAGCCTTTGTCTTTCCAAAAATTAAACAACACGCGCAAAGTGCCTATCACGTGAGGATTGTTGGTTTCTGGAGTCGAAAGAAATCCTATGACATGCTGGTCTCTAATTTCTTCTACGGAGCCTACATTATGCATATTAAGATAGGTTAAAAACCTGTGCATATAAACGAGATTTCTCCGGATTGTAATTTTACTTCGGCGGAGATTATAAAGGTGTCTTATGTGCTTCTGCATTAGTTCGCCAATTTCTCCTTCAAGAGGGTGTTGTACCGGAACAGTCCTCCTTTTACGGACATACCCCAATGTCAGATAATCTTCTAACACATGAACACTCCTGATTTTTTCTCGTACTTGACCGGTAATATTCCCATTAGATGTGATACTTTCTATGAACCATTGGCTTACTTCAGGAGTAAAAACGGTTAAGCCTTGCTGAGTCATAAAAGGAATGATTCCATTCTTCCATAATGACTCATAAACTTTAATTCGATTACTCGAATATGAATGCTTCTTAAAATATAGAAGACACCCATCAATTAATTCTGTTATCTTCTCTTCCATAATATAAAAAATTAGTCTGGCAATATCGCCAGACTAAAAATAATGTAAAGAGATTATGTATAGTAATGAGAATGAAAGTTTGTAAACCTTCGGTTAGTTGTTGTTACTTTACATAACGTCATTCACTACATTATAAATCTTATGTAGAGCTTTGCATAAGATTTACAATGAAATCTCCAAGGAGGGATAAACCGATTTTTCTATCTGCCGCTACTCTTTATGTAAAGAGTGCCCCGGCCGTACTCTTGGTATGGCCGGGGATTTTTGTATCAGCACATGCCCAGACAAGATATCATAATGGATGCCGAATATGGAGAAGTGGAGACTTCCGGACAGATTGCCGGAAAAACCTTCTACGACTTCCACCTGTTTGACGGTGTGGAGGGTGCCGACAATGCGGCCTGCCGTTACGGGGAGATAGCCGTACCGGTAGATTTCCTTGCATCATACAGTGATGCAAGGGGTATCCATATCCGTATTCCCTATGTAGCAGACATACGCCTGCTGCAAGTGCGTATCGCCATGAAAAGCGGTTCGGGGGGTGTCGAATATGTACGTGGTGCAGTTGACGGCAGGTATTGGTTTCCCGTCATGAGGGAGAACGAAAACGGGACAAGGGAGACGGTCACCCCCGCTTCGCTTTATGCCTTGAACGATGAGGGGATCTATAACCTGCTGCTCGAGGAGGACTGCCTGGTCATTTACAGCGGGGAAGAGACGGATTTTGGTATTGGCGCCTCTAAGGTGCAGAACGAAACTTTCCTTTTGAAAGCCGCCGCCGGAAACTTGTACCAGCATCCGACCACCGGTGTGGGGCTGATTGACTTCCTACATTCCAATATGGAGAACAACGGGCTCGCCGCCAAACTGCAGGCTGAATTTACTTCCGACAAAATCATCATCAGGAATGCCTATATAGATTCGGTGACAGGAGAACTGTTCCTGGAAACCGAGGAGAAGGAGGACAGCCATGGGTAGTTACCGCGTCGTTGCAGGACAGAACATCTATGATGTAGCCCTGCACCTGTATGGAAGTGTCGAGGGAATCGTGGACCTGCTGGTCAACAATCCTGCCCTCTCGCTGGAAACAGAACTCTGTTCCGGACAGGAACTGGCATATACCGACGGCTTTGTCATCAATGCCGACGTGGTCGCCTATAACGAAATGCACGGCATCGTCCCCTCCAACGGGGAGCGGCACGTCTATCCCAAATATTTCACCGGTCCGTTCACGGCAGCCTTCCTGCTCCCGCCGGCATTGGTCTCCGCAGAGTGCAAGGTGTCAGGAACGGGGACGCTGGAAGTTGACTGGGGGGACGACAGTGCTGTGGAGACCGTCATTCTTGATCATACGCCATGCACGCTGCGCCATACTTTTGACAGGCGGGGGGGGCGGGGGCGCAAGAGCCGCTGGGTTACCCATGCGGGAATCCGGGGTATGGATTTGAGGGGGGGGGCACCCACGCCCGCAGACAATAAGAAGTTTTTTTTTTTTTTTTTTTTTTTTTTTTTAATGACA